GTTCTTCCAGAGTCCTGTCCTTATCCTCCAATATGAGCTGCTCTATATTTTCACCAATGGATATAATCCTTTGCAGCTCACTTTCTGTAGCCCGCAAGGTTGCATAATAGGCAGCCTCCGGCTCAAAAATCAAACGCATCTCATATAGATCATCAGCATTCATTTTCGCTGAAGTCAATACGGATAACTCATCTAAAGTATTTTCTTCAAAATTTTCTTTAACAAAAGTCCCTCTGCCCCTTTGAATCTCAACAACATTACTGGCAGCCAGAATTCTTATGGCTTCCCTTAGTGTCGTCCGGCTGACTCCAAGTTCCTTTGATAACTCATTTTCATTCGGGAGTTTATCTCCCGCTTTAAATCTTTTCTCTATTGTAATCATGGACAATATAGAATCAGCCACATCATCTGATAACCGTTTTTCTTTGGTCATGTCATCAACTCCTATTTGCAATTTTCCTGACCATATTATATCAAAAATTTGTATAGAAATCAACTATTGTTGGACATCTGACATCTATACACCAGCTTATCACATCAATCCTGTCAACCACAATAATCCTGTCTACACAACCCTATTATATATCCATTCTGTCAACTCAACTATGCCATTTGATATGTTTCCTAAGCCTTGATTTTACGGCATTTGACAGGATTGAAAACACCGTAAAATCGCACTTAAACGCCGCAAATCCCTTGAAATCAAAGCCTTTTCACACATCTACTTTTCCACCCTTGACATCAACACGACACACTCAACATGCATTGAAACTTTGCCTCGCATTAACATTCGCGCACGTAATGTTGAAATCTTCATTTTTTGCACCCCTGAGTGTGAATTATAAAAAGTTACACCATTCCGGCGGGCTAGTTATCATTTAACAATAATATTCTGAATTGGTATTTGCGAAATCGTAGCAGATAATAATGAGTTTCTGAATGTTTCACTTTCACTAACGACCTTATTCTTCAGCAAATCGTCAACTGTTAGTTTACCTGTTACTAACGCCATAACCAAATCTTCATAAAAACACACTTCCTCATATCCATTATAATCTATTGCACTAGCTCTTACAAAATTTTCTTCCATAATAATAGTAGAACTCGGCTTGCCACATAATCCCTGATTTAATACTAATTCTCTCGCAACAATATTATAATCATGACATATATCAAAATACACTACCGGAACTTCATATCTCAAGTTACATAGGTCCTGAAAAAAATAGCCCATGCCATTTCTGCTCACCTTTATCTGTAGCCCTGCCTCTATACCTGCTGCATAAGATGACTTGATCATTGCTCTCATTCCTTCATCATCTACCCATACTATATCCCTTTGTGTATCTGCAGGATTATAGATTGATGGATAATCTATCTTTGTTCTCATCAGACCAGTACCCACCGCCTGAAAACGCTCTGCTGTTTTCCATTTAGCTTTTTTTCTTCTGGCAATGGACAACCATTTTTTATTAATCCCCTCATCTTCTCTACATCTTCTTACTATCACTGCCTCTGCAATTTTTCCCAGTAATGACATAGTTGTTTTTTCAGGATTCAATTGGAATATTGTTTTCAATGCAAAAATGTTATCTTCATATCTAATAATACCCAAATCGTCAAAAAGAATATCAAACAACTTTTGTCCCGTATAATAATTTAGAATTTCTATATTCTTTTTGCCATTCATGAACTCCTCGAATGGCTGAGAGGCAATTATCTGCCCATTTCCATCACGAACTGCAATTATTAGTTCACTTTCATACATTAAAATCACCTAATTTCTTAATATTTGATGCACTTTACCCTCATACCATTTTATCGATATCATCTGTCTCAATTTGAGTATTTCCACCCAAAACAGAAACCAAAACAGCAACTGTACCACCAACTACAATAGTAGCTAAAGTAGCCATACCCGCAATAAATCGCTTATTCTCTGTATCCTTCTTATCAACTTTCTCAGCAACATCCTTCATCTGCTCGATAATGTATTTTTTCTGTTCAAATGTTAAATTTTCATTTTCGAGCTCCTTTTGAAGTGAAGTAATTACGGCATTATACGTGTCATAAACCGCTTTAACACTTTCATTATTAGACTCCAACCCCTTATCCAATGATTCCTTATATTCTGTTAACATTTCTTTAGTTGTATTAGCAAATTCGGGGAACTGCTCAAGTGCCTTCTTTGCTACTTCTGGATCCATCTTGTCTAACATGGATGCCATTTTAATCACCTTATCTTTAGTAAGGTGTCTAAAATCTGCAATATCTAGTTTTTTAAGTACTTTTGCTTCTGACATCATAGTGTTATTCCTCCTTATTCGCTAATTGACCTAATACAAAATTACATTCCGTTATCTGCTGCTGGTCATTTGTAATTTCACGCTGCAACTGTTCTATGGTTGCTAATTTCTGGTTGATAGACTGATTACGTCTCTCAATTTCTTCCTGAAGATATCTAGTAACATCCTCTTTTGAGAAAGACTCATCACCAGTCTCCTTTGCCTTTTTGGCTGCTGCCAAATAAGTAGCTGCAATACCACCTACAATTGGAGCCGCTGCAATCGGCATCATCATAGCTGCACCTACTAGGCCACCAGCCATACCAGCATATTTAGGTGAGCTCTTAAGAAACTTATTCAAATCACCTTCAGTTACCACATGTCCATCTTTTCTAGATGCCTTTTCCGCATGCAACTTTCCACTACGAATCCATCTTCGAACCGTTTCCGGTTGCGTATTAAGCATATCTGCTATCTGTTTAACATTATATGTATCCACTGAGCACACCTCACTTTCTTTGTCTCTGGTAATATAATATCACCTTTATACACATTTTACAATATAAATATCGCATTAAAGTAGTATTAAATACAAAAAAGCCGGTAAGCAAATCACTTCGATTCACCTACCGGCCATTTATCTTCACATCCTATTCAGTTGTAACTTCAAACTCTGTTTCGTCATAAAATCTTATCTTCAGCCTGCCATCTTCATACACTGTTATATGGTCCATTACCGCCATCATAAGCGCCGAATCAAACTCCTTAATTGATCCTGCTTCCACATGCTTCATAAGAAGTCTGGTTTTATACCTTAGCAATACATCATCACTCTTTATATTAGCTTCCCATTTTTCTTGATAATCTTCCGGATGTTCTGCTATCTCATTCCAACCCATAATAAACAGCTTGGTGAAGGTTTCATCGGTAACGTACCTGTTGCTGCAAACCTTATGACCGCCAGTCTTGTTACAGGAACTGCAGCGCCACTTGATTATCTTTGTACCGCTTCTAGTCGTGTACTTTACTCTGGAATAAATATTTCCGCAATTCCCGCAGATAATCTTGGCATAAAATGGATTTACCTCGCTACGCTGTGCATAGGCATTTGTGAAATGGTCCTTACAGTACTGGGCCCTTCTTTCAAGCTCTGCCTGAACTGCTTCCCATGTTTCAATATCAATAATTGGTTCGTGGTCTCTTTTAATATGATACTTTGGAAAGGCCCCGTTATTCATGACGCGCCTTTTGGAAAGAAAATCTGCTGTATAGCTTTTTTGAAGAATAGTATCACCCATATACTTCTCATTTCGAAGCATAGAATCAAGCGAACTAGGCTGCCAATTGTATTTTCCATCCCAGTTTTTTATCTTCTCAGCTTTAAATATCCTGGCAATATAATCAACTGTTTTCCCGGACATGAATTTCTCATAAATCCTAACCACTATCTTGGCCTGCTGCCTGTTTACAACAAGGTGCCCTTCCTCATCCGTATCATACCCTAAGAAGCGCTTGGTGCTCATTTTATGCTTGCCCTGTTCAAATCTTCTCCGAATCCCCCAGGTACTGTTCTCTGAAATACTTCGACTCTCATCCTGGGCCAAACTGGAAAGAATTGTGAGAAGCACCTCACCCTTTGCGTCTAAGGTATTGATGTTTTCTTTTTCAAAAATAATCCCGATTCCTAAATCCTTAAGCTCCCTTACATAGTTGAGGCAGTCCAGCGTGTTTCTGGCAAATCTGGAAATCGACTTTGTAATGATAAGGTCTATCTTTCCAGCTCTGCAATCTGCAATCATTCTATTGAAGTCATCACGCTTTTTGGTGTTGGTACCGGAGATACCTTCATCGGCGTAAATATCAACCAGTTCATAGTCAGGATTTCTGGTTATCACCTCAGTGTAATAGAGTACCTGATTCTCATAACTCGATAACTGTTCTTCTTGATCGGTTGACACGCGGCAATAGGCTGCGACCTTCTTCTTTAATTCTATCTGCTGCCCGTTCACCAGAATCGTATGCTCTTTTGCTGGTATAACCGTAATGCTTCTCGCCATTTTCAAACACCTCCTCAACTACCATTGGCTCTGTAAAAGAAAGGCCCGTAAGTAAATCGTCTCTAACACGAATTCCCTTACAGGCCTCTTTCCCTTTTTGGATATATGTTGAACATATCCATTCCACTTTTCTATTGTAAACATATCTGCGTCGTAAACTCTTACCACAATGCGGGCAGACAAGCATTCCACTCATTGGATATCTTCTTTGGTACTTATCACCGCTTTGAATATTTCTTTGCTTTTTATGATATTGCATGATCTCTTGTACCTGCTGCCATTCTTCTTCGCTGACAATGGCCGGGTGATTCTCCGATACATAAAAGCTCTTAACTTCTCCTTTATTCCTAACCGTCTGATTTCTCTTTCCTTCCGGTGTGTAATATTTTTGAATATGGAAGTCACCTTTGTACTTCTCGTTTGTAAGCATTCCCTTTATTGTGCTGGAATGCCAAGTTGAACCGGTAATCGTCTTGATTCCTTCATCGTTTAGAATTTTTGCTATCCTGTGGCAGCCTTCACCGGAGAGGTACATTTCAAATATTCTTCTCACAATCTTGGCTTCCTTTTTATTGATTACCAGGTCGCCGATCTCGTCTTTATCGTAGCCCATAAACCTTGTGGTGTTTATCATACCCTCACCGCGTTCAAAGCGCTTCCCTATGGACCACTTATTATTCTCTGATATGCTGCGGCTTTCTTCTTGTGCAAAGGAAGCCAGCACTGTTATCATCAATTCCCCTTCAGCAGATAAGGTATTGATGTTATTCTCTTCAAAATACACTCCAATACCAAGCTGCTTAAGTTCTCTGGTATAGTCCAAGACAATGGTTGTATTTCTCGCAAATCTGGAAATGGACTTCGTAATGATAAGGTCTATCTTTCCAGCTCTGCAATCTGTTAACATTCTTTGAAACTCAGGCCTATTTTCGCTGGTGCCACTTAAGCCCTGATCTGCATACACGCCAGCAAATTCATATTCTGGTTTTGATTTAATCAGTGCTTCATACGTAGTCACTTGGTTCTCAAAAGACTCGCTTTGCTTTAGGCTATCCGTTGATACTCTAGCATAAGCGCATACTCTTATCTTCTTAGTCTTTGCTTCAATCGGCTCAATCTTTCTAAGTCGCATAAAAGCTCACTCCTTTCAAATTTTGGTATTCTATATATCACTCTGAACGCCCAGAAAGTAAAGTAAATTAACGGTTTCAAGGCCATTTATTTTTGTCTGCGCGAACACAACAAAAGAAAAAAATTAAGGCCCTGGCAGCATAAACCACCAAGGCCTCAAAGCTATTTCTATTTGCATTTTAATAATATCACACCAAAATCTGAAATTCATTTCCGTTTTTTGCAAACCTGCTTAAACAGTGTTATCTTCGGCAATAGCAATAAAGCAATAACCCTTATGAAAGAAGTTCATTTACTCTATGCTGTATTGCCGCATAATCATATCCTGCTGCAGTAAGACGTGCTTTTCTCTCAGTACCATTTCCCCAGTCACCTTTTATAACCTCTTTGGCAATCTCATCCACAGACTTTTTTGCCGGTGCTCCTACCTTCGCATTTACAATACTCTGAATCTCAGAATAATTGTAACCGGCCTTTGTAAGTTTTTCCTTACGTTCTGCACCATTTCCCCATTTACCAGAAATCACCTCATCGGCAATCTCTGCATTTGACTTCTTTGTTGGAGTATACAACTCCTGGCTCTTAGCATAACCGTTCAAACCTGCAGCTTTAATCTTCACAGGATAATCTACATAGCAATAATCCTGGTCACAGGTCTGTCCATTGATCTTATTACTGCGAATTAGATTTGTCTCACCGCCAAACTGCCACATCTGCGTCTCTGCACCGCTGTTTGGCGCTGGCTTACTCTTTCCCCAGCGTGCTACCCAGTGACTGTATCTGGTAAGCTCCCCATCATTCATTTCACTGTTAAAAAATGACTCTGAGGAATAAATACCTACCCAGTAACCTGCCGCCTCCACTATAGAACAGAATGTTTTCACAATCTCGGTAAGTGTTGCTCTGTCATTGTCTGTAATCATTTTTCCCTCAACATCATAAAAGATAGGGTATTCATATTTCTTTCCACTAAGGATTGAAATAAAATACTCTGCCTCTTTCTTTGCTTCTGCTGTGCTCTTTGCATTTCCATAGAAGTATGCGCTCTTTGGAAGTCCACATGCTTCACACTTTTTATAATTGGATTCGAACTTGCTATCCTTATATAGCCCGGCGTCACCACCTCCTGCTTTCAGGATAGCAAATTCTACACCCTCCTTACTCTTTGCCCTGGCAAAATCAAAATCTCCCTGCCAGTGACTTACATCAATACCAAATCTCTTAATTTCGCTCATGTTCTAATCCTCCTTATCTTCCGATCTGTTATGAAGCTGCTCTAATACTTCTTTGATTTTCTGTGGAACCGGCAATCCCAAATGGGATGCATTTTCAAGTAAGCTAACGCCTTCGTTGGAAATATAAAAGAAAATGACCACTGTTCTTAAAACACTACCAGTACCAATCACGTTGACATCCAGGATATTTGCAATACCTACTAATAAGAAAATCAGTACTTTCCTGCAAATTCCTCGAAAGCCAACTTCACTCGATAAGGCCTTGTCACTGATTGCACACATCACACCTGTTATGTAGTCAATCACTACAAATGCAAGTAATGCATATAGCAAACCGTCACATCCTCCCAAAAAATATCCAAGCCAGCCACCAACTGCTGTAAATACAAACTGAATTGCATTCCAAAACTCCTTCATCGCTTTGTCCTCCTTTGATTTTTTGTATGAAAAAAGCAGCTACCCGCTTGGATAACTGCTTGATTCCAATATTATTGTTCTTCAATTGTATATGTGATTTTCATAGTCTTATCTGCGGTCTTAATAACCGATGTAGACAGGTTATTAATGGTTGCCAAATATGATGTCCTCATAAATAATTCTCTTCTTACATACCTGCTATCATATCCTCCATAGGCAATAAAATATGGGCCGTATTCGAAGAACGGTGTCATCGCATAGGATACCGGCATCGAATTTGCGCATTTGTAAACGGTGTCATCGGAAGCAATTCTAAAATCAGAACCGCATACCCAATCTCCAAGACTAAACATATACATACTTCCATTTCTATAGTAACTATCCTGCGTACTATAGTTTGATGTAAATCCCAGCTTAATCTGAGTAACATCTGCGGCATTGTTAATATTTATCTTATATACTGACTGTCGATTATAAGCCATCATATAAAGATAACCGTTTAACAAAACACTCATTACATTTCTTCTTGGGCTAGTATTGTAACCGCCTCTATAACCAACGCTCTGAATCTGACAGTTATCAAGTGTCCAGGTTCCTTCTGAAAATGAATAATCTGACTTTTTAATCTTTATCCACTTCACAACTGCATTCCCACTACTATTTGCATCATGCCAGAAGCCATACCAATAACCATCTTTGCCATCAAAGAAGTCATAATTACCGCTATTATTACTTGGATTGCTCATAATAAAAGTAGTGGGAGTTAATTTGTTTTCTTCCAACACAACTGCCTGATTATCAAGCATCGTGTCATTAAGACCAACCGACCTGTATGCTTTTCTAATTTTCTGAATAACCACTTCATTACTTGTATTCATTCCAATAGTAATAAAATAATTCCCCTCAAAGCTAACTTCAACAGCATTCATATAAGCAGTTCTAATCGTAGCATTTGCATCCCAGCTCTGGTCCTTCATGTGCCATCGCTTATTCGTGTTGTCATATAAATCCCCCATATATCCTATACCGCCAAACTTATGCGTAAGCGCTACAGCCGAGATTGTTCCATTTGCCTGGCTGGTTGCAAAGTCCCATACAAACTTATAGCCTTTATCAATTTTTGTACTTTCTGTAAGATTGAGACTTCCTCTCATAACATTTGCTGTGGAATTAACATCGTTTGACGCATATCCAGTGCATGGATTTGCTGACGGTGCAAAGTAAGAATTCTCATCCTCTACTAAGGGATCTGCAAATAATAAGATACCCCCAATCGCATTTTTACAAAGAGGTATCATATTTCCATTTAAGTCATTCGTGTTACCACTCAAACTAAAAAGGCTACCTTCAATATTATGAGAAAAGAAGTCTGACAAAGCCTTCGTTATCATGTTCTCATCCTGATATTTTTCAACCTTTCCGGTCACAACATTTTTCAGTTCTACAACCGTCTTTCCTTTTATCATCTCATCGCCTCCTAATTGATATAGTGAATGATGATACGATTTACATATCCACCCTCAATAAGCGTAAATCGAACCATATATTGCATCTGCTCATTTGCAATAGCCCAGGTATCGGTTCCAATCGCCTCTACTGTTTCCCGGTTCATGCCACTGGTTTGTTCCGATAGATTCACCCACGCATTCTCAATGTACGCTTTCCATGTATTTCCCCCATCAAAAGAAAAAGCAAACAACGTAGTGTCATCTGCTTCAATCTCCACTTTCTCTATTCCAAGGATGGTGCTATCAATCATTTCAGTATTTTTTGAATACACCATTTGTACCGGCGGCGTTGCCTTTATTGAAACCTTAAGCTCCGGAAGTTCATCATCAGAATCATGCCAATAAAGAAGTGCCGGATTTACTAACCTGGTTAGTACCTCACTTCTTGGAAAATCTTCAAAGCCCTCCGTCTTGAAAACTTCTGCAGTTAATTCTTCAAATGTAATTTCTACCAATCTTGTCGCTTCATCATACTTTCCTGTACTATCAACAAACCCCAGCTTTCCATAACCGCTGTTATAGAAGCAGGTTTCTGAAAGTGTATCGTAAAAGCATACTTGTAACTGCTCATCCACACAGGGAATTAGGTCCAATTTCTGTTCTTCCTTCTGCCATACTTCTATCTTGATAATATTCCCTTTAAAATACCTGGAATCAAATGTTCCATTCGTATTACAAGTTCCAATCACAAGCTCAAACGGTGCTTCAAATATAGTTTCTTCAAACTCGGCAATTACCACATTATCACGCTTCAGTCCTTCTTTTGAAATTTCAAATGTAACATCAATCCCTGTATAATCATCCACTGTTTCAATCAGTGATTCCGTACCATATTGACCATTTACCTGTGTAGCACTTGTTAAATACAATCCAAACATATCTGCTTCCGTACTGGTTCTTGCACCAAACAGAGCGTATTCCCCAAAGCTGGAGGTATTCATTGTTACTTTTACTTTGGTATCCTGGTCTGGAATAATACCGGTCCTGATACACTGGTAACCATTAAAGGTAATTGCATCAACAAAAGCCTTATCATGCTCAGTCCTGTAATACTTCCCATCTTTATCAGAAAGTAAGTATCTCCGTTCATATGGTGGATTGATATCTAACAGCTCATACTGGATTGTATAAGCTGTTCCGGTATCATCCTGGTGATATAAAGAAACATATTCTGAAACACCCGCTGTGACATTGTAATTTTGATTCACGCTGCCATTAATACGATTGGATCCAAGATATCCACTATTCGTTGGCGGCTGTATAAGGTTTAGCATGATATCTCCAGTCTCAAAAAAGAACCATTCATAAATCAATCGAACATCTGATGAAGTACTGTTATACTGTGCATATCCTTCCCAGCGTATTTTCAAGACACGATATGTACCAAATAACGTAGCTTCCTCTCTATAAAAGTCCCACATCTTTGCATCGCGTCTACAAACCAGTAGTTGCTCAGCATTCACACCAAATCCTATCCAGCTATTACCACTGACATATAAAGTAGAGACCTTCACGCCATTAAACATAAACCAGTCAACACCTGCAAAAGTCATTGTGTCGTCATCATGGCCGCTACTTACAACTAAGTACTCCATATTCTCTGTAGTATTAAGCATCTCCTCAAGAAATTCATAATTTGCCATTCTTCGACACCTCCAATTTATCTACTCTTGCATATTGTTCTGTATTCGTTATAACCTTTGTCATCCTGCCCGTATCAATCGGATATTCCTGACTTACAAAACGATAATCCGTCTGGAACTCAAATCTCTGCTCAGCGGTTTTAACAAAATATCGATTAAAGTTCATTTCTGCTTCGTCGGCAGTTTCAATTGTCTCTGTAACAATAACCGGATTAACACTGATAGTTTCCTGCATACCTGCAATTCCATAAGAAGATAATGAAATCAATGTAAAACCTTCCTGGATGCCTACTGGCTTTGGAACCTCTGTATGCATCTTTAAGGAAGCAACAACATCCCTTATTGGCATTGTTCCTGATACATCAATCAAATTTTCTGCTGTCTCAGTAAATTCCAAACGTCCATCCCACACATTATTCGAAGATAATCCCTGACCGCTTATGGTATAAATACCTTGCCCTCTATCAATTAATACAGAACCTCCTGAAATTCTCATTCGTACACGAAAAGTATTATAAGAATTTGCTTCCAACCCACTTAGTGGATAATACAAATTCAAAATATGCCTACCAGAATGCATCGTTTCAATCGGTACATACGTGGTAAGCACATTATCGTTTATAACATAGGTCACTGTAATAATCGCTTGTCCATCATCCGGCAAACTGACATCCAGCTCTGCCTCCACTGTTTTATCGTTTTCTGTTGCTGGGGAAGCTGGTATCGTAATCGTTCCTTTTGCCTTTCCTGTTTTGGTAACGTTCTCCGCCTCTACATTTAATAGGATACTGGCATGAAACTGCGCATCTGTATCTTCGTTAGATGCAAACTCAATACTGGCAACTTCTGTATCCACACTTCCTACCGTATAAGGAGAAGCATTCATAAAAGTATGGACTACTATCTTTCCTGCTTCCACCTGATTAAGAAGCCCGCTGATATTTTTATCATTCTTGCTCTTTGCTTCGGCTAGTCTTGGGTTCTTTCCAACACACTGCAAAGTATGTTTTCCATTCACCTTAAACTCATACTTTGTAATACAAGTAATCTGCTTTCCATCTGCATGGCCACCAGAAAAAGTAATGACATCTCCTAAATCAAATACCGGATTTCCAATCGTGGTAGAATCAAATGGAACATATTTTATCTTTGAAATGTCATTTAATACATTCAAAAGTATGCTCTTTCTGGTTTCTACCAGTCCAAACTGGAGGAGTGGATTAACTCTCAAATTCATGGTAAGCCCATCGTCCGGATCCAACGCATAGTATTCCGCAGTCTGTGTTCTATTGTTCGTAGAATTAATTGCCGTATATCTTGTAACAAAATCTGAAAAGCTGCTGCTAAATCTCTGCGTATTAGGAATATCCATAACAGAAACGTTTCCATATTTTCTAAGTTCCAGCTTTCCAAATCGATTAATTGTTGCAAAGCAGCCAAGCACCTGCGCAACATAAAAAATAACATCACGCCAACTTTCGATATCATTCTCGCTATAAATACCCAGCAAGATTTTGGCATTATTCCAGCTTTCAATTTCCTCCTGCGTGTGCGCAAGCTCAACCTTACATTCTTCACAGGCAAGTGCAAGCAAATCATATGCAGTTCCACTAGTTACCTTGTTTCCGAAGTCTTTATCAAACCGAAGCATATAATCGTATGCTTTGATTGTCAGGCAATTAATGGTTCTGTTTGCCTCACTAATTTCAAAAATCCCAAGCGGAACCTCCTCGTATTTTCCATCCGAAATTTCCAGAAAAAAGCTAAGTGTAATCGTAGCACCTTCCAAAGTATACCGATCAATGCTTGTATAAAGTGTTATACCAAGCTCGGCAGCATATACAGAACCAATTTCAATCTCATTACTACCACAACACTGGTTTGTAATATATCCGCTTCCTTTTACGATATCTTTATTTGCAAATGGGTATTTGACACCCAGCTTCGTGGTAATACAACCTTCAAAATAATATGATCTGGCATTATCCTGAATGGCTGCTAAATATTCTTCACTGACTGGATACATCAAATCACCCCTTTCTAAAATTCTTTAAGTGTAAAAGATACCGACCACAATCCCTTATACGATGTATCCTTCTCTAATTTGGATTTGAAGCCATCAATATACATCTGTGTCTGTTTTACATCAAGCGTTCCGGTATCAAAATACTTCACCGTTATCTTTGGCCTGTTACGGAAAACAGTCAGCTTCTTAAGCCACACAGGGCTAACCTGAAAAGAAACGGAAATCTCCACGACTCCGCTTCTCACCAGGTCCCTTTGTGTTGTTCCGGCTTCTGTTTCCCCTGAAGAGCCTCTACATCCGATAATCCAATGTCATAACTGATAGGAAGCGGCAGATCCTCACCATCAAAATTCAAATATTGAATATATGCCATTTATCTTCCTCCGCTTCTCAAATTTATACGCTGCTGCGCATTTACTACTACTTCATCTAACAAGGTTCCTCCAATATAAACCGGAATGGAAATGTTACCGCCTTCCGTCTGCATATTTTGCATGTTACCCACAACATTCTGAATACCAGAGAGAATATTTCCTAAAAGATCTGCTTGTGTGGCTTGTGAGCTCTGAATACTACCGGCAGATACCTTTGAGCTAACCACCATATCCTCTGCTACACCTTTTACAGCGTCCGCAACCATACCTTTACTCTTTTCAATTCCTTTTGCCAAACCTCCCATGAAATCTGGCATCCAAGACTCGTAATCCGTAAGAGGTCCCTCATCCGGCACTGTGAAATGAAGGAATGACTTAATCTTGTCAGCTACACTCTTAACTGCATCTCCAACTGCGCCAATACAGCTCTTGATACCATTTACGATTCCCATAACAAGGTCTTTTCCCCAAGTAACTGCCTGGGAAGCAAGCCCTGTGATGTGATTCTTCACATTGGAAAAACCATTTTTCACAGCATTTAAGACATTACTCTTAGCGTTTTTAATCACATTCACAATACCACTGAATACAGAAGTAACCGCACTTTTTATTGCTCCGAGCACAGTAGATATCGTTGATTTAATCGTATTCCAAATCGTAGATATCGTGCTCTTAATGGTATTCATAATGGTGGTGATTGCATTCTTTACGCCCTGGAAGTCACCGGTTATCAAAGCCTTAATGCCGCTGACCACTGCTCCTATGATGGTTTTGATGGCATTCCAAACCGTAGAGAATACCGTCTTGATGGCATTCATCACCGTCGTGACCACAGTCTTTATCGTATTCCACACTGTAGTAATTACCGTCTTAATCACAGTAAGTACTGTCTGGATAATCGTCTTATAAATATTGAAATAAGTTGTGACCAGAGTTTTTATTACATTGAATACTGTGGTAAAAACTCCCTTGATAGCATTCCACACCGTAGTGATTACTGTCTGGATCACATTGATTACCGTTTCAATAATCGTCTTATACAGATTGAAGTAAGTAGTCACCAGTGTTTTTATTACCTCAAATACGGTAGAGAAAATCGTCTTGATTGCCTCCCATACCTGGGAAAAGAATGCTTTGATTGCATTCCACACTGTAATGGCTACCTGCTTCATATTTTCCCAAAGGTCAATCCAAAACTGCCGGAATCCATCGCAATTATTCCACAAATAAATAAACGCAGCCACCAAAGCTGCGATTGCTGCGATAATAAGAACGATTGGATTTGCAAGCATTGTGGTATTCAAAGCTGCAAATGCTCCCTTTACCACATTGATAACTCCTGCAAGTTTTGGAACAATGGTCATAATAGTACCAACTGCTGATATCACTTTACCCACTACAATAAGTACCGGTCCTATGGCAGCCACGACAAGAGCAATCGTTACAATGACCTTCTTGGTACCATCATCCAGACTGTTTAACTTATCTACAAATCCCTGAACCCAGGTAACAATACTCTTAATTGCAGGCATTAATAATTGCCCAAAAGAAATAGCCAGTCCCTCGATTGCTGACTTAAGAATCGTTAACTGGCCTTGTAAATTATCAAGCTGTGTATCTGCCATTTGCTGAGCTGCACCACCGCTATCTGTAATCGATTGCTGCAAGCTATCACAGGTATCACCGGTATTTGCAAGTAAGGCATTCACAGAAGATAAATCTGTTTTATTGAAAATGGTACTGATGATATTCGCCTTCTCCTCAGAAATCATACCATCCATACTTTTATTCAAATTCCCCAAGATATCATTCATACTACGCATATTTCCCTGAGAGTCGTATACATCCACTCCCAAAGTTTTCATTGCATCAGCAGCTTTATCTGTAGGATTTTGCAAAGACAAAATAATATTTCTAAGGTGTGTACCACCTTCTGCACCCTTAATACCATTGTTTGCTAAGATACCAAGAGCTGTATTTAGTTCTGCAGTTCCCCCTTTTACTGACTTGGCTGTAGCACCAATGGTAAGAATACCTTCTCCCAACTGAGCTACTGAAGTATTGGTAGTGGATGCTGTTTTTGACATCTGGTCTACCATTGTTTCTGCATCACTGACACCCAGCCCCAATGCAGACATTGCATCTGTAACCATATCGGAAGCAGATGCCAAATCAAGCCCACCTGCCGCAGCAAGGTTAAGAACCGTAGGAAGGGTATCTGTCATTTCCTGCGTATTATAACCAGCAAGGGCCAGGTAATTAAGAGCCTCCGCACACTCACTAGCTGAGAACGCTGTCTTGGAGCCCATTTCCTTTGCCAAGTTAGAAAGTGCATTCATTGTATTTACACTTTCTCCATTCACAGTAGACATGGAGTCCTTTGTAATACCCATAGTCGCCTGAACCTGCGACATAGAAGATTCAAAACTTGCTGCTGTTGTTACAGCGGCAGTACCAAGACCAGTCACCGCTGCTGTCGCCGGAAGCATCTTTTGACCTGCAGAAGAAATATTATCTCCTACGGTTTTGAGTTTCTCACCCGTTGCACCAATCTTCTGTAATGCAGTAGCTGATTGATTTGCCTGTGTTTCAAGACTTCTCAAGTTCTGCTCGGTTTCAATAATCTCTCTTTGAAGGGCATCATATTGAGATTGACTAATCTCTCCATTTTCAAGAGCAGTATTTGCCTGTTCAGCGGCAGTTTTTAAGGCGGCAAGTTTCTCTTTCGTTTCACCTACCGCCTCTGATAATAATTTCTGCTTTTGAGCAAGAAGTTCTGTATTTCCCGGATCCAATTTAAGAAGTGAATTCACATCCTTAAGCTGCTGTTGCGTGGATTTAATAGAACTATTAACACCATTTAGTACTGTCTGCAATTTCGTGGTATCACCACCAATTTCCACTGTGATTCCTTGTATTCTACTTGCCACGCATCTCACCTCCTAAAACTTATCAAAATCCTCTTGTGTCGCTAAAGTTGCATATTTACACTCATCATTTCTGCTCTCTACAAACATGTCATTAATCATTCCAATGGATAACAAGTCCAAATCACGAATACTAATTCCTAACTGTACACACCGCAACATAAAAAGCGGTGTTGTCATTTCGCGCTCAGTTGGGCGAAGTTTTTTTTAGCCTCAACATCTGTTCTCACATTCAGGCCCCATAACTCAATAAGCTGAGGAAGCACCTGGTAAATAGAAAAGGTATTGAAGTTATCAAGCCATTCCTCCGGTGTATCCGGGATAGAGCTATCTGCATGTTTTGCCATGATATATGCGATATTCTCGAACATCTCCAAGCTAAACATATCCAGATTGGAATTATCCTCCTTGCTATCACCGATAGCCTTCTCCAAGGAATGCAAATCCTTATAAATATCTCTCTGAAACTTTAATCTATAAATGCGAGGAATGGCAGCGCTCGCTTTGAACGCTACCTCCTTCCCATCAATTTCTATTTTCTTTACAATACTCATCCTTTCCTACCTCCAAACTATTTACTTGTAGTACTGCCACTTGTACTGGTTGTACTTGAAGTCGTGCTACTCTTTGCAACCGCAACCTCAGTAGTTGGCTGATATACACTCTTGTACCAATCGTTATAAACAGCCTCCGTTGTACTATCACCGGTCTTGGCTTTTACATAACCGCTTGCAAGTGGTCTCGCCTTTACTGTAAGCGTTTCTGTCTGTACTTCCTTCTCATCCTCATTTGTCTTTGACTCAATGGAAGGTCTGGAAGCAGAACAATTATAAAGTACATGGCGAATCTTTCTAACATCACCATCGAATTCAAAAAGTAATGCAAAACTACCGGTTTCACTGTTGGAGTTCTCAACAAGCACCTTATTGGCATCCTGTTCTTCTTTAAGAATATCTGTACGGAAGGACTCAGGAAGCATTGCAAGCTCTAAGTCACCATCATATCCCTGGTTATTATTGATAACGTAATATTCCACGCCATCTGCATAGAAGCTCTCCGGCTCACCTGTCGGATCTAAACTAATGGATACTGCACTAGGCATTGCTACAGGTGTTTCAAATGTAACGCTTCCATCCTCAGCCTTTGTAATCGGTGCATAATGAACATTACAAATATTAAATTTGACTTTATTCTTTCCAGCCATTTCTATACCTCCATTTGATAAAGCACCTCATACAGATTTTCTGACTCAATCCATACTTCGCTTTTTTCATAAAAAATGCCATGCTTATCCAGCACAGCTTCTACAGTTTCTTCAAGCTCCACATCCTTAAGGTCTGTGTAAAGCTCTATATTCAATCGATTTACTTTGAAGTAAACCATACCATCCGCAGCAAAGTTATCGCTGCTCGGATACAAAAATACTAAAAAGGGCGGATCCGGTGACTCACCTTCCACAAAATGATGATAGGCATATGGCAATTTCATTTCATCCATCATTTTTAGCACTTCCTGATGTGTCATGAATGAAGCCCCCTTTCTATTTTTTGTTGTAACAAAATAGCACCGGCTGCCTCTGCTGGTTCAATATGCGGTATGGCAGCAACCCTACCTCCACCACGTTTCGCATGACCATGTTCCAAAAGGTGTGCTATCTGATAACGGTTCTTGGAGTGAACTGTCATTATAAGAGAATTACTGGTCTCTTTTGTTTTCTTCGTTGCCCAGCTCTTTTTGTAAGCGCCAGTACGCTTAGGTGCATTTGTGGAAATTTCCTTTTTGACCTCCTTACTAACCTCCTGCACACTTTGCTTTACCAAGTCAGTAGTAGCGTCTGCGTATTCCGTCAGTCCTGTCATAATGGTTTCTGCCAAGCGGTCTATCGATACTGTTTGTGCCATCTCCTCACCTCTTTACCAAACTTGCACGTAATTTCACAGTCTTATTCTGATACTGGACATTATCCACAAAGGAAATATTGTAAATCTGATCCCGGAAGATAATACGGTAATGCTCACTATCCATATTTTTGATTTCACTACAGTAACGGACTATAAAGTATAAGTCCGACTGTGCATTCACCTGCGCCGCAGCCCAGTATTCATTCCCAGATAGGTTGTTCACATAGGCATAGCAGGAATAATAATCCTCCCAAATTAATGTGTGATTTCCATTCTTATCATTCCCGGTCTTGCTTTTCTGGATGGTGATTCTCTCCCGCATTGTTTCTATCACTAAAATACCTCCTTACGAATTGGAAAAAGCAGATACTTCACCGTTTCTGTCAAGTTCTTGTGATCTGCTTCCTCTCTGTGTTCATACAGGTACGCAATAGTGAAAAGCTCAGCTATCTCAACAATCTCTTCATAAGGAGCAAGCTCCTCATCACTCATGCGGCTGGTATCACGTACCAGTGTTTCCGCAGTTGTGATGAGGCCCTTAATCAATGCATCATCATCCGAAGTATCCACCCTCAAATAATTCTTTGCGCTTTCAAGCGTTACCTGCATTGCTTATCCCTCCTACGCTGTGGTCTTTGCTTTGATATCAAGCGTCTTCACTGCCTCAGAAAGAATGAGTTTACCATCCACTCTCTCAGATGCAAGGAAACCAACCTGACCTGTTGTAGCAAAGAGCTCATTTAATCTCTTAAAGCTACGTCCCTGGCGATCTGCAATCCAGTAATAAGAATAATCACCAAATGCCATGACTCTGTTGCCGGCTGCAAGCTCTGGAACATAAATGGAGGTTCTATACGGACGATTTAAAATTCTATCAGGTTCTCCCTCTCTAACAGAAGGCTGCCAGATATAATTGCCGTTTCCATCCTTGAGCTTACGAATTGCCTTAACAGTAGAATCATTAAGAATCTAGGTTGCCTTGTTACGATATGGAGCACGCAGGCTATAGTAAAGGTCCATCACATCATCAAATGTAATACCTGTACTTGCTGCAGTTACACCAGTCTCAGCTCCACCTGTCTTATTAAAGATACCGATAGGCTTTCCAGTGCCATCTCCAATAAAGAAAGCCTCCTCTTCCTTTGTACCAATACGACGTCCAAACTCCTTAGAGATATACTGCTCGATATTGAATACAGAGTCATTCAAAAGCTCATCGGATACCTTAATCATGGTTGCTAACTTATGCGCACCAATAGAAGTCTGTCCAAAGCTATCATCGCTTTCAGGGAACTGACCGCCCTCATCAATCCATGCTGCCTCACCCTTAGAAGTAACAATCGGAATCTTTCTATCCCCAGATGATGTCTTGATGACTGTTGCAAGACTTCTAAAAAATACTTCATCCTCCAGGGCCTCCACTAACTTCTTCTCATACTCATCCGGAACAAGATATCCACCTTCCGAATCCGTACCACTGGAAAGAGCGTTCTGGATTTCATAAGAATTTCTGTTTCTCATGTTATTCCAAAACGCTCTCTTATACTCGTCTGTTGCTCTACCGGTCTTTGTCTCGCCGGCCACCTGTGCATTTGGCTTATTGGTAATCGGTGTACTGGTTGCTTTGGCAAGTTCTGCATCAATCACCGCCTGTCGCTCCAATCGGTCTATTTCCTTACCTAAGTCTACAACCTCTGCTTCCATTCTGTCGTAGGTAGCTGCATCCTCCGCCGACATAAGTCCATTGGAACCCTGCTTGGAATCTAAGAAAGCCTTTGCTGCTTCCCATGCCTTTGCTCTTTTTTCCTTTAATTCTAATACCTTACTCATGCTAAAATCCTCCTATCGTTTTAAGAGATCAAGTCTCTTTCTTAACTGGTCAATTGGTATCTGTGGTTCGCAAGGTGCTGTATTGGTAACCTTGCTAAGAAAAGAATCCGTAACCTTTTTTGCAGAATAGGCATAAGCGTTCTGCTGGAACGGAAACTTCTTCTTTTTCTCATCCTCTTCTTCGCTACCTTCTTTGGTGCTTTCTCCCTCGTCACCTTCCTCGCCCTCATCAGGTTCCTCCTGCTTAGGTTCTTTGTCAGGCTTCTTTTCTTCCTCTTTGTCAAATAAAACCTTATCCGCAAAGCCAAGCTCTACAGCCTTTTTTGCATTAAACCAGGTTTCATCATCCATCATCTTGGATAACTTATTTCTGGAAAGTCCGGTCTTATCAACATAAGCATTAAGAATGGATTCCTTCACCTCATTCAGCATTGCAATTGCGGCCTCCATATCCTTGGTGTTCCCCATAGCTACAGTTGCTGGATTGTGAATCATCATCATGGCTACAGGACTTACCAGAACGGTATCCCCTGCCACTGCAATCACTGAAGCAGCACTTGCAGCAAGACCATCAATCTTTACTGTGACATACCCCTTATAGTCACGAAGCATGTTGTAAATCTGAGCTGCAGCAAAAACATCACCGCCCGGACTATTAATCCAGACCGTAATATCACCGCTTTCTGCATTCAGCTCATCCTTAAAAAGCTGCGGGGTAACTTCATCGCCATACCAAGTTTCATCTGAAATTTCCCCATTTAAAAAGAGCGTCCTCTCTACTGAAAGTTCGCCCTCATTCTTTACCCAGTTCCAAAACTTACGTTTCATCGCTTACCTCTCTTTCTATTTTCTTGTGGTGGTGTCTCCTCTGGCACCGGCTCCTGTGTCTCCTGTTTACTTCCTTGTCCAGCAAATATACCAGCATCCGATAATTTGCACATGTTACCGTTTATCAAATATAAATTTCCACCTTCTTCATCAGACAATGGATTTAAGTCCTCCATCTCTCTGATGTCGTTCGTGGAATACCACCCGTTTTGCCTGCCAATACTATATCCCTGCATACGTGACTGGTAATCACCACGAAGCAGTCCATCGACATTTAACTTTATAAAATACTTTCCTTTTTCTCCCGGAAGTAAGAGTGCTTTTTGTAAACTCTGCTCCCACCGAATAACCCATGGATCCAAGGTATATTTCACAAATTCAAGCGACTGCTGCTCAATATTTGAAAAGCTTGATTTATCCAAATCTCCAATCATATGCGGTGGTATACGATATAGTCTTGCAATTTCATTGATCTGGAATTTTCTCGTTTCCAAAAACTGTGCTTCTTCCGGAGGAATTCCAATCTGCTGATATTTCATTCCTTCCTCAAGTACTGCAATCTTGTGTGCATTGTTGCTTCCTCTATAAACCGCATTCCAGGATTCTCGGACCTTACTAGGATCCTTTAGTCTTAAGCTGAATATCACCATATTCTTTGAAGTTTGGATTTTCATCCGAGCTTCTGGAATACACGTAATAAATTTCACCCTTATCATCGCGCTGCACATCCATCTTGTTTGGAAGCAGCGGATACAATGCAAGCACTCTCCCAGCCCCATCACGAATAATCTGCGCATAAGCATTTCCCCAAATTAATAGATGACTCATAAGTGTCTCTCGAAACACAAATGAAGTCATCTCCGGATTGGGCTCATCATGAAGCACCTGATATAAGGAATGGTCGCAGACCTTTTCTTTTCCACCACCCTCCTTGTACCTGTATACGTGGATTGGCAAAGAAGCAACCGCTTCTGATAAGATTCTTACGCAAGCGTAAACTGCAGTTGTCTGCATTGCAGTCGTTTCATTTACAGGTTTACCACTTGTGGTCCTTCCAAAAAGGAAAGAGTAACCTGCATCTGCCGCTTTATCGACGGGTTTATCTCTCGCCTGGCCAAGACCAAATAAACTCTTTATTCCCATGAGCTACACCTCCTAAAACAATGAAAAATGAAAAAAGCACCTCATCAAGAGATGCTTTCATAAAATTATAACCTATCCTTTATCATTCTTTGTGTCTTTGTTGCACCATCGCTACCCGTATTTCTATATGAAGGATGGTTAGGATAGCATTTTAAAAGTGTCTGAAAGAAATCTGCACCTTCTTTTGGTTGTAGTTTGCGAGCAATAAATAACGATTGCGGCATCATATCACCAAAGCAGCTTCTTTCACTTGCCTTCATATTTTTCAGCCTATTAACATACCTTTCTGCCAATCTCTCTCTAATTTCATCCTGAGAATTTGCACGCCACGAAGCTAATTCTTCTATGTCACTATCCGATGACATATCTAACATATATTTTTCTTTATATACCAGAGCACAATGATGAACCGGTCTATCATCTGTGCAATTGTAAAACCAACCCACGTAGGGTTCTACATCCACAATACCCGAACTTGCTAAATTTTCAAGCAAACGCTGGGAATTACTGTAACAATTACCTGGTTTAAATAGAGTGTTATCATAAATTGTTCTAATTATATTATCATCTAACTTCTCAGTATTATATATCGTGAATATTTTTATATCTCCTTCTCCTTCTAGAGGGTACATTCTACTTGGAATAACAATTTTTTCTGGTGTAGTCATCTTATATGACATACTACTTATAATGCGGTTCTCTTTAAAAATAATATCATTGCCGAAATGTTGTTCCAATTTTTCTTTATATTCCTTGGATAATTTCATCAACTATTGACTCCTTCCTAAACCATTCAAAAAAAAGCAAATGTACTTCTCAATATTGAATTTTCTACAGTCCCATTTCCGGAATATACACATATCCGAAATGAAACTGTGAACCTGAAATAACCTGCTTCAAGTTTGCATCAGTACTACGAACCTTTAACATAGCCGCTTTAATATCATGTTCTTCCTCGATATCCTTTATCTTGATCCAGATCTTTGCTTTATCTTCATAAGCAAATTCTTCAGGAACACTGCCTTCTTCACCAGGACAAGCAACTGCATCTCTTCCAGATACAATCTGCATAACCGTCGCTGAATAAACAATATCATTTATACCTTCACCTACGGCAAATAAGATTTTTACACTCTCTCCCAATTCTGCAAGTGAGTTATAATATTCAACCTTTTTCTTTGCCATTCCAAAATGAAGTGACTCTGTTGCAAACCAAGTGTATCCTAGTCCATTCTCATCGCAGTTTCGCATATAGGCTTCAATGGTATCATAACCATCCATTGGATTATCATCTCCATCATACGAAGTACCTAACTTCATAAAAATGTAATCATTAACTGCTCGACTATCTGTTCTCTGTACCAACATTTGCTTTGCAACCTCTACACCTAATGATTTCTTTTTAAGTTCAGAATACAATTCCTCATCCTGGCATAACATATAGATTTCCAACATTTCTGTTAATGCAGTAGATTTTGTTATTCCTTTAATCTTTGTAAACTCATCAAAAATCTGCTGTGTTCTCTCATCAGCATAAATCGACATATATCCTGGTCTTCCCATAAGCGACTCCTTTCAAATTGTACCGCAAGTTCCTATACGAGTATAATATCACCAGTTTATGTCCATGTCAATACTTTGTACCGCAAATTTCGATACGACTAAAAAACAAGAATTCCACGTTCATCATAAACGCTTCCTTGATCACCTTGATTTCTAACAGCTCTATCGAGAGCCATAATAGCAGCAACAATGCCATCAATCTTCTCCGGTGACTTTGCTTTTGTGACTTTGATGTTCTCTGCAGCATCAGTTTCTACAACAACGTTTCCACTCATCCATCGAAGGACTGGATTCCCACCATGAATAATCTTCCCTTCAAAAAGTAGCTTGCTAAATTCCTTAGTAGCCGGTGACATATCTTTATATCCCTGGCCAAAAGGAACCATTGTAAAGCCATCATCCATAAGATGCTGGGTAAGCATTGTCGCATTCCATCTATCCACTGCAATTTCCAGAATGTGATACTTGGTTCCAAGGTCCTCTATAAATTTTTCAATAAAATCATAGTTCACTACATTCCCCTCTGTCGCCATAAGATATCCCTGCTGATGCCAAACATCATACGGAACGCTAGCCCTTCTAACACGAATTGGAATGGTATCTTCCGGTACCCAAAAGAACGGTAATAAAATATATTTTTCATTCTCATTCCTCGGAGGAAACACAAGGACTAATGCAGTAATATCGCCAGTGCTGGAAAGATCCAGACCACCATAGCACTCTCTACCAAGTAAAGAGTCCATATCAATCAGTTCATTTCCTAAATCATATATCTGTTCAGGAATAAATCTTGTCAAACTTGAAACCCACATGTTAAGTCGTAGCTGCTTGAACACGTTCTCCTCTGCAGGATTTTGAAGCGCCTCCTTGTAAGCATCCCTTACTCTTTCAATCTGAATCGTCTGGCCAAGAGAAGGATTTGCTTTGTACCAATTCTTCTCATCATGCCAATCGTCATCATCCGTAAGTCCAAATACAACCGGATAAAACGTAGGATCTACTTTCCTTCCAGCAAGAATATCTGTGGCCTTCATATGAAGCTCATAGCAGATGCTTTCCTTTTCGGTTCCCGCTGTTGTAATAAGGAAGAACAGTGGCTGCTCTCTGGCATCACCGGAGCCTTTGGTAAGAACATCATATAATCGTCTATTCGGCTGGGCATGCACTTCATCAAGCACCAAGCCCGATACATTAAGACCATGTTTGGTTCCAACCTCGGCAGACAGGACTTGATAAAAGCCTGCGTTATCATAATTGACGATACGTTTTGTAGCACCCATGATTTTGCTACGCTTCATAAGTGCCGGTGTCATTTTTACCATTTGATTTGCAACATCAAAAACAATACTGGCCTAGCCTCTATCGGCTGCAGCGCCATACACTTCAGCACTAGGTTCGTTGTCTGCATACAAAAGATACAAGGCAACTGCCGCTGCAAGCTCAGACTTTCCATTCTTCTTTCCTATCTCAACAAAGGCAGTACGAAATTGCCTATTACCATTATCATCAACAATACCAAAAACATCTCGTATAATCTGTTCCTGCCAAGGTAACAACCAGAAACGTTTACCCGCCCACTTACCTTTTGTGTGTTTCAAATTCTCTATAAACTTAACAGCCCTATCAGCTTTCTTCTCATCATAATGAGATGTCGGCAGCATAAATCTTGTCGGCTGATAGTCCTTTAACTTCGGATAATTTTTTGGCCTTGTTTCAGCCATTAACCATTACCCTCTAGAAGTAAAAACTCCATCTCATCCACTGCTGCATCCTGACTAATGTTTCCAGCAATCATTCTGCTTCGTGATGATGGCGTCAGACCAAACTCACTACAAAACTTAAGCATGACCTTAAGGTTTGTCTGTGCAATAGATACCTGTGGAACCTGCTGCCAATATCCACTCGGAGTTTTCACGATAGTACCATGCTTCTCGATGAATTCTTCAGCTTCCTTCCATCTTGCATAGGACTGACAATAGCCAGCAAAAGCTGCCATATCCATCTCAGTCAAGGTACCAAGCTCTACCATCTTGTCTACTAATCTATCCCACTCGGCTTTTGCTTCCTCATTTAGCCAGTCAGGGCACTCTGGTGCGACTTTTTCTGGCGTAGGCTCAAACATATTAAGTGGTCTCTTTCTTGGATTTCCCTCCAGAACCTTCACCGCAGTTGGTTTCGGTTTTCTTCCTCTTGTAGCCATATCAATCTCTCCTTTCAAAGCATTAAAAAAAGAACCTCTCGGTCCTTATGTATCTGTAACGAGAAACAGGCCTCATGGCCCGCCTCCCTGGAATTTTCTTTTTCCAAGTTTAGTTGTATTCGTTTAATAAAATGCAGTAAGCAATTTGTGTTGCTTCATCGTCTTCTTCCGGCTCAATATCCCAGCCTCTGTCGTAGCTTGCAACCATCTCTCCGTCGATTGTGATTTGCAGCTTTGAAATCTTACCTTCGTTGATTCCGTAGGCGCTTCCTTCATCGTAGGCCTTAACCCAATAATGTGCTATCTTGCTGCTGCCATCCTTCTGTGGAATTCCAATTGTTCCTTCGTGCCATAATCTACTCATTTTTGTATCCTCCGTTTTCTTTGTTTTCCCTTTCGGTAGGTACATATTCGCTCTACTCGGCACTATTATCAACTCATATCTGCACTATTATACTGACAAATATGTGTGCAATTTATTGTGTACATTACAACAACCAAAAAGCCCCTCTGGGCTCTCTGGCTTTTGCCTTTTATGAAAGGCTAAACTTAAATGCTGGAATTCTTTCTTTCCTTGTTTCTCCTTCAAAGCAAGACTTCCAATCATCGTAGCGGCTGTTGATCTCAACCAAGCCTTCCAGCTTGCAGCCCCTCTTTTCAAGCTCTGCAATTGTAACAATCAGGCTTGAAAAGGTGCTCGAAATGGTAAATTCGGTAATTCCAAACCTTCTGCAGTCTTCCAAAATCTCATCAATATCGTGGTCCCAAATGACCTCGCTAAAATTAATAAGGTCGTTTCCTGCATCCTGGCTATAAAAGTATGCTGCTCCGAAGGTAGGATTAACCTTAATGTCGCAATATTTTGTTCCTACCTCTGCGGCTTTGTCTAAAACTTCTATTCTTTTCATCATGGCTATGTGCCTCCTTTTTCTTTTGGTAGGTACATATTCGCTCTAAAGTACATATATATCCAGTTAATTCGGAGCATATATTAAATAAATATAGGTACCTGCTTTTGTGCAGTTTATTCTGAAATCTTCTTACTCAAATCCTCGCCATAAGCAACTCCAAGTGAGGAACCACAATCCCATGAAACATGAATCGTTCCAATATCATCTACGCCAGTAACAGTTCCCTTGTCACCCGGCCTTAATCTACTATACTCATCATCCATTCGAATAAGCTCTACTCTGGTACCTGCAGGATATTCCGCTTTTAATCTATCAACTACATACTTTGGTGCTCCAAACATAATCTCATCCTTTCCATGCACTATCACCGGTTAGCTTGCTAAGAAGAACCTGGCGGCAATCCTTAAATTCATCACCACTTAGTCCAAGCCTTAGTAAAAAGCACCGGAATAAATACTTGTCATTGTAACTGCTGGTTTTCTTCATAACTGCCTTTTTATGAATCTGCGCCTGCTTGCAAAGAGCTAAGGCGAATTGAATATAGGCTTTTACTTCCTTCTCCTCAAGCGTCGAATTGAACAATCGAAATTCTACTGTTCCCTTGGTAAACATTGCATGCAAATTCAAGCCATGATATCTGGTACTGTGATACTTGCCTGCTACTACTTCGTAGGGCGATTCCAAATACCACTCTTTTCTAAGTTCATCGAGGCTCTCTGGTTTCTTCTTAAGAATACTCTCCACAAGCTCATCATTGATTCGTTTGCAATATCGCATTCGGTCCTTTGGTATTCCAAGGGCCCGATAAATAAGCTGCTCTTTACTTCCTACCAAGGTAACAAGATTCACAATCGCCTGCGGAGTAAATCCCTTTGCATCAATATGAATATGCAAGCCACAACTTCTATTTACTCTAGCCCCTGCTGCCTTTAACTTTGTAACAAGCTGCTGCAATATTCCCAAATCCGGATAAGTAAGAATCGGTGTAACCAGCTCACATTGTTCTTCATCAGAATAGGCTTCAATACTGGCATCTCGTACTATTCTCCAAAGTCGCTGGTCATTATCTGCAATATCTCTTTCCTTAAACTCGCCGCCTTCATAGAAATACCCAGTACCAAAGAAGTCTGCCACAATTTCTGCAGCAGCTTCTCTGGTAATACCTAGGGACTCTATCTCGACGCCATATTTAAGATTCTTCATTTGCAACTTCCGCTTTCTTTACCAGGTACTTCTGCTTATGCGCTTCCTTCTGTTCTTCGGTTCTGAAGGCTGTGTGGCCGCTTAGGTTGCTCAATAAGAGCTTTCTGGAAGTCTTATGCTCTGTTCCTCCAAATCCAATGCGGACCAGCCAAACCCTAAAGGAATACTTCTCATTCTCGATTGGCTCCGGATTGATTTTGATATACTTTGATTCCAAGGCCAGCTTATTGATTGCGGCTGCAAGCTCAGTGTAGGCTTTTATCCAGTCACTGTTTTCCGTAACCGGGAAGCCTGTGCAGTTAATCTTGTTCTCGTAAAAATCAATGCCTTTTGTCATGTTGTCACTTCCGCATTCTTCCCACAAAGAAAGGAACTCACTAACTTCCGTTGGCGGTTCCTCCATAATGGCTTCAATGAAGCGCTCGTTTATTTCAAAGGCTCTTGGTGCACCGATTGCTTTGTTGATGATTACAGCCTTGGTGTAGAAAATGGATACCAGGTTGATAAGGCTCTGGGCTGTATGCTTCTCCAAAGGAAGTGAAATGCTAAGCACCTCTCTGTCCTCATTCCAAGAATCATCAATGAGCTTCTGGTCTGCAAGGCTAAGAAGTAACTCCCTGTTTGCTTCCATATCCTCGATTACCAAAGTTCCGTCTCTGAGCACCGTTGCCACCTCATTTTTGTATGCAAATGTAGGTGGTCCCTGGTACTTCATCTTGCCGCATAAGTTTTCAATAGCGGCTACTAACTCTTTTCTGTCTGCTACTATACACATAATTTCCATGCTGTGTTCCTCCTTTTTCTTTGGTAGTACATATATCACTCTACCCGGCAGGAATAGCAAGTTATTTCTGTGTATTTTCTAAGATATTTTCATCGGCAGGTTTTACCTCGGCATATGGTATCTTCACACCATCTCGAATAACGAAAATATTATCCTCTGAACCAGTCTGCTCAATGAAACGCTTTACAATTACATCCATGAATTTTTCATCCAGCTCGATTCCATAACAAATACGACCTGTCTGCTCACAGGCAATCAAGGTCGAACCAGAGCCAAGAAATGAATCCAATACAATGCAGTTACTCATACAAGAATTCTGGATTGGATAAGCCATCAATGCTACCGGCTTCATGGTAGGATGGTCCTTACTTGCCTTCGGGCGATCATATTCCCAAATGGTAGTCTGCTTTCTATCCGAATACCAGTTATGCTTTCCACCCTTCTTCCAACCATAGAGGCAAGGCTCATGCTGCCACTGGTATGGACTTCTACCAAGTACCAATGCATTCTTTTTCCAAATGCAACAGCCTGATAAATAAAAACCTGCTGCAGCAAAAGCCTTTCTGAAATTCAACCCTTCCGTATCCGCATGAAAAACATAAATCGAAGCATCCTGTTCCATTGCATGCTCCATATTTACAAACGCATCAAAGAGGAAATTATAAAAATCCTCATCTGCCATGTTGTCATTCTTAATCTTTCCAGCGGTCTCCTCAACATTTACGTTGTAAGGAGGATCTGTAAGAACCATATTTGCTTTCGCACCGGCCATTAAGGTGTCATAGGTCTCTGGCAGTGTACTATCACCGCAACAAACTCTGTGTCTACCAAGAAGCCACACATCTCCTGCTTTTGAAAAAGCTGGACTATTTAACTCGTCATCAACATCAAAATCATCCTCTGTGATTTTCTTATCATGCACACTATTGAAAAGCTGCTCAACTTCCGGTGGATCAAAACCAGTAAAGGCCACATCAAAGTCTGCTTCCTGCAGGTCCTTAATCAAATCCGCTAAAAGCTCTTTATTCCACTCACCAGTAATTTTGTTAAGTGCAATATTCAGTGCCTTTTCCTTTGTCTTATCGATTGATATTACAACACAATCAATCTCCTCAAATCCTAAATCCTTTAGCACCGTTAATCTCTGGTGCCCGCCAATGACTGTCATATCATCATTTACAATTACCGGATCCACGTACCCAAACTCAGTAATACTATTTTTGATTTTCTCATATTCCGCATCACCGGGCTTTAGTGCTTTCCTGGGATTGTAGGAAGCTGGCACCAAATTAGCAATCTTTAGTTTCTTGAACTCCATCTTTGATACTCCTTTCAAATTTCAAATCATAAAAATAAGCGACTTCAGGAAACTTCTCCTCGAAATCGCTTAGATATCTATAACAAGCACTCATCTTGCCATTTAAGTCTGCAAATTCCCGCAGACTCTTTTTCTTAAAAAACGATGGCTGGTTGCACCATCTTGCAATACTGATATAAACACCTCGGTACGGACTTTCCTCATAACGATTAAAGCGCATCACATAAGGCAGGCATTTGTGCTTCATGAGTATTTCTATTCTGGTAAACAAATCAAATATGTCCTGTTTCCAGAAAGCAGCATCCCATTTATCAGCCCTATCAAATCCAGTGAAGCAATAAAATTTAAGCTCTCGATCAGTGTACTTTCTCGCGAGCACCATCTTCTTTTCAATAACCTCCGCATTCGCAACATTATCAAATGCAAAAATAAAATCACCATCATACTTTCCAGAAAACAACGCTTGACATTTCTCATCCGTAAGCAACCTCTCATCAAGGCCCTGCTTAAATTGAAATGGCTTACCAGTTTCCTTAAGCTCACTAAGCATCTCCTTCCAGGAAGGGCAGCCGAGAAAATTATCATCCAGCAGGCATATCTTTTTGCGACTTACATCTAAAAATTCTGAAAGCGTAGAATGTACATGCACTCTGTCATAATTCTGATTCACACAAAAGGAGCATTTACGAAAGCAGCCTCTTGTCAAAAAGCCAATGGAATAATCTGTGTAATATGTGTATTCACATTTCTTGCCACCAGCCGCTAACTGCTTTGCTACCCAATCATCATATAAGTGATAATCCGGCATGTGATCTTCGATTTCCTCTGGAAGCTTTGGTGCCTTGTCATAAAAAAAGCCCGTACCACCATAAGTTATATTTGGTAGTTCGAGCACTTCACTTGGCACTGGCGTATCCGTAAACACCTTCGATATATAAACTTTGTCATATACCCGCAGGCCTTCATAGTCCAGCTTCAAATGAACCAGCGCACCCTGCTCTTTGTAGAAACCTGATAGCTTCATACAAACCAGATTCGGAAATCTATGTCGTTTCCTTCCTATCAGGTCTGCATCAATAATTGCTATCCGCATTCCTGCCTCCTACGATATTCTTTTCATTACAATTTCCTTTGCTTCATTGGTTTTACCCTTTGCAGCTTGTCTCTTTTTTATCTCAGAAGCAGTGACTTTTGCGTCTGGATCAGTCCAGAAGCGCTGCTTAATATAACAATCATGGCTGCAGTATTTACGATTCGGGTTCCCATACGAGATGAACTTCTCATGACAATATTCACAGGTAAGCTCTATCGGAGTCTTCCTAGTTGCCTCATTATCATTCGGGTTTGCCTTCCACCACTCACGTCTGCACTTATCATTACAAAAGAGCTTCACACCAGAATGCCTATTTCGAATAAGTCTGGCGCCACACTGCTTACAGTATTTGGGGTTTTCCCTGTGGGTATCATAATTAAGTGCAATCAAATCCGGAGTACCCACCAGACCTCTGGTCTTACAAAAATATCTGATATTTCCTTTTGACACTCCATCACCTAATGCATTCGCTATGGCTTGATAACCCATACCTTCAAGTCTCATTTCGGTGATTCGTTTCTTCTGTTCGTCTGTTAACATGAGCACTCCTTTCCGGGCAATAAAATAGCGCTGGAATAAACAATCCCAACGCACAGTTCACACCCTTATTTTTTACTATTCCTTTATTTTACTGCGGTCTCAACCGTTATCATTCGCGTACACCTACACTTGCCCCTTTTCAATTTCGCGAAAATACGCGTTTGAGGGGGCATCGGTCTTCAGGTTTTCACCCTGTAGAGATTAAGACCGCCCCTACCCCTGTCACTCTTGCACCCTTGCAGAAGGATAACCGCCTCAACCAACTAGAATTTATAAGTTGGATTGTTATCTTCATTCCAAGTTTTCTTATCATGACAAGGCTTACACAGCGGCTGCCAGTTACTCTCATCCCAGAACAGCTTCTGGTCACCACGATGCGGTACAATATAATCAACGACGGTGGCCTGGGTTAGTCTTCCTGCTTTCTTACACTTCACACACGGTGGGTGACTGTGCAGGTACCTAACACGAGCCTTCTGCCAACGACTGTTGTACCCACGCTTGCTGGCGCTTTCTCTATCGCCTTGGTGGGCAACCTTGTGCTCATCACAATACGGTCCACTACCATAAGGCACCAGTGCTGGGCACCTTGGGTGCTTACAAGGTACGCTTGGTCTGTATGGCATATTATCACTCCTTCCTAAAGGGAGGTGCGGTGAAAGGATAAAGCCCGCACCCACACCAAAGAAAAAAGCCCGCTGGAACATCTCCAGTAGGCCTTCTACAATTCTTTGCAGTTTAATAATATCACAGCTATTTTTGAAAAACATTACCGATTTTTTGAAAACTCTCTCACAAGAGTTGCCTTCGGCAATAGCAATATCGGCAATAGCACTAGCTATCTAAAAGATTAAACGCTCTCTGCACATAAGTTTCAAGAAACAATGCCTGCTGATTATCAGTATTTTTATCTAATTTCTGCTTATGATTAATTATCAAAACTTTTCGGCTATACCTAAATTCAGCATTCATATCCAAGAATATTCTAGAAATTCGATTATCTTGCTTCTGTGATTTTTTACTTATTAAATCAAAGGATATATCCGGATTCGGATAATTTGTTTTTCCTCCCACAATTCCAAAAAGTTTTCCATCTTCTCTCTCAAAGAATTTTATATAGGCAAAGAAGTGATATTTTTCATTACCATCCGCATCTAAGTATATTTTCTTCAAACCACTAAACGGTTTTTCTTCCGGAAGCTCTAGAGAAAACACTGACTCTATCCCTTCACAATCTTTTAGCTTTTGCAAAATATAGTCATATGTAAACAACTTAAATTTTAAAGCTAGCCCATTAATAACAATATTAAAATAATCACTATCTTTTTCCATCTATTTTATCCTCGCAAATTTAATCATAATTTATTGTACCATTTATTTCAAAAATAAACATTGTAGAATTATTGTTCACTACAAAAATTACAACCATAAAATCCCATGATGACTATCAAATAAATGTCAGAAACAAACAAAAAGAACCCGCCACAATATACTTGCAGCAGGTCAAAAATTAGCTTAGTAATATTCTAATCTGTTCTGATTCTCTTTTCTGATATGCTCGGATGAGATTGTCTATTGCGGCTTTTCTTAGTTTTTGAAGTTTCGTAATACTGATAAACATCTCCTGTGAAACTTCCTCCCAAGTAAGACCTTTAAGCACCAGCTCCTGCATAACATACGCTAAATCCTCTGGAAGATTACAGATGGCATCTTCTAAGAAGGATATCTCGTTATCAAGAACAGCATATCTTTTTTGCATTGGCACAATCAGTTCTTCATTGATTCGCTCCAGCTTTTCCCGATACCCAAGAGCAATCTTGGCTGTTTTATCAGACAAATCACTACTTTGTACCCTTTCCCCATCTGGATGAGAGAAACTCATAGCACTGATCAGCTCGTCTGCTGAAAGGAACTCCTGAGCTTCCATCTGCTTCTTTAGGTGCTCGCGTTCTCTCACCATCTGGGGATATTCACTTATTATTTTTTCCACGTATCCTTTCATGAATCCTCTACTCCTCGTATTATATAGTAGTAGTTTTTAGAGACTCTCTCCAAGGTCTTTTTAACTATTTAGTCATAGTCTTTTCTTTACCTCTTCTGTAGGTTCGACTATGATATATAAGATGCTGTGGATTGGTTCTGTTCTCCTACCACCAGATGGTTTACGAAAGGCTCCAACCACAGTCTCTTTGTTCATTTGTTAATCAGTTAGATACCGCATGACGGTTTATTTAGAACGAGGTTACAAGCACAAGGAGTCCCTGTGGTTCTAAAACAGTATCAAATACATTCATAAGGAGATTTATTATGATTTACGTAGGAATTGATGTTGCTAAAGATAAGCATGATTGCTTTATCATAAACTCCGATGGAGAAGTGTTATTTAAAGCATTCACCATCGCAAACAACCTAGATGGCTTCAATGAACTTTATCAAAAGATGGAATCCGTTATGGAAGATATAACAAAAGTTAAAGTAGGACTGAAAGCCACAGGACATTACAGTTACAATCTTTTAGGATATCTCATTGATAAAGGTCTGACCACCTATGTTATCAATCCGTTGCATACAAATCTGTACAGAAAAAGTCTAAGCCTTAGACAGACAAAAACGGATAAAGTAGATGCCCGCACGATTGCTTCTATGCTCATGTCTGATGTGAACTTAAAGTCCTACTCAGATACATCTTATCACAACGAAGAACTAAAGTCATTAACTCGTTATCGTTTTGATAAGGTAAAAGAACGTGCTAAGCTAAAGTCTTCCGTTGCAAGACTTGTCTGTATCTTATTCCTTGAGTTAGAAAAGCTTGTGTCAACGCTTCATATGGCATCTGTTTATGCAATGCTTTCTGAATTTCCCGGTGCGAAGCATGTAGCCAGTGCACATCTTACCAAACTTGCAAATCTTCTTTCTGAAGCTTCAAAAGGTCGATATGGTAAAGATACCGCCATTACTATCCGAGAAGCTGCAAAGGCTTCTATCGGCTCTAATATGCCAGCCAAATCTCTTGAGCTAAAACACACTATTAAGTTGATTCATGAACTCGACTCCGAGATTGATGAAATCGAAAATGAAATCAAAATCATCATGGATGAAATCAACTCTCCGATTCTCAGTATTCCTGGAATCAGCTATCGTATGGGAGCTATGATCATCGCCGAGATTGGTGATTTTAGTCGTTTTGATTCTCCTGATAAAATCCTAGCTTATGCCGGCTTTTCGCCATCAACATATCAATCCGGACAACTGGATGGTGCTTACGCACATATGGAAAAACGTAGTTCCAGATACCTGTGATATGCTCTGTACAATGCCACCAAGTATGTCTGCCATTGGGATCCAACCTTTGCAGCGTATCTTGCTAAAAAACGAGCGGAAGGCAAACATTATAATGTTGCCATTTCACACGCTGTAAAAAAGCTGGTTCGAGTGATTTATCATCTTGAAAAAACAAAGCAGCAATATATCAAAGCAGCTTAATGAATTCTAATCCAATATTCCTTTTTGAGCACCTATCACGATGCTCTTTTTGTCATGCAGTTTTCAAGGTTCATGGAGCTCTAACTGAGTTCAAAATATATCTAAAATACATTTCTGTATTTTATTCAAAAAATATCATTTTAAGGCTTGACTTTTAATAGTTAGTCTTTCGTAAGATTCTTGCTTTTACAGCATTAAGCAACGCTTCCTGTGTCACATCTTTATTTTCCAAAGCAAGTAAAACGTCTTCATCAATGGTTCCTTTGGTGATAATATGCTGTACCGTTACAGTCTCCTTCTGGCCTTGGCGCCACAGTCTTGCATTGCACTGCTGATAAAGTTCCAGACTCCAGGTAAGTCCAAACCATATGAGATGGCATCCACCTTCCTGCAGGTTCAGTCCATGCCCGGCACTCGCTGGATGAATAATGGCAACCGGTATCTTCCCTTCATTCCATCTGATAATATCTTCTGACTTATCAATAGGTACTGCACCAAATCGTTCTATCAGCCTATCCCGGTCATGCTTAAACCAATATGCAATCATTACCGGATTCCCATTTGCAGCCTCGATTAAATCTTCCAGCGCATCCAGTTTTCTATCATGGATCCACCTGACCTTACCGTTTTCATCATAAACAGCACCATTGGCCATCTGATGTAACCTATTGGAAAGTCCAACTGTAGATTGTGCATCAATGTCTCCACCTTCCAATGGTAAAATCAAATCTTCACGCAAACTGTCATATAACTTCTGCTCTTTTTCACTCATTTCTACTTCCACATTCGATACAATAAGTTCTGGCATATTCAAATGATCCGTTGCTTTCATGCTGACACAAATATCTGATATCTTGTCATAAATAGCTGCCTCTGCTCCTTCTCTTGGTTTGTAGGAAAATATCACATCCCGGTTTCTTTTATCCGGCATAAAATAGCGATCCCGGTAACCACCTATAAATCTTCCCAGCCTCTCGCCCATATCAAGCAAGTTTATCTGAGCCCACAAATCAATCAGTCCATTTGGCGTCGGTGTTCCGGTAAGTCCCACCACTCTTTTTACCGTAGGTCTGACCTTACGTAATGACTTAAAGCGTTTACTCTGATGACTCTTGAAAGAACTCAGCTCATCAATGACAACACAGTCAAAATGAAAATATCCATTTTCAATCAACCAGGTAACATTCTCTCTGTTGATGATATACACAAATGCCGGACGACTAAGTGCTTCTCGTCTTTCTTTTTCTGAGCCAACAACTACAGAATACGTCAGTCCCTTTAAGTGATCCCACTTTACAATTTCCTTTGCCCAGGTATCCTTTGCTACTCGAAGCGGCGCTATGATAAGAACTCGTCCCACTTCAAAATAATCAAGCAGAAGCTGCCAAAGTGCTGTAAGTGTAATAATTGTCTTTCCAAGGCCCATTGATAAGAGTAATCCGCAGACCGGATGTGAAATAATAAACTCTGTGGCATATTCCTGATAATCATGCGGCTTGTATGATTGCATCTAAAACCACCTCAACTTTCTCTTTGTTATCAATGCAGAAAACCAAAAAGCCTAATGCTTCTAATTGTCTTTTTCGCTTTTCCTGCAGTAATCTCATTTTCTTGCCTGGCGCCTTCAGCTCAATAAATCCGAGCTTTCCATCTGGAAGCAGCACCAATCTATCTGGAACACCACTCATACCTGGACTTACAAACTTTAATGCCATGCCATTCCTTTTCTTTGCAGCCCTTACAAGAGCTGCCTCGATTTCTTTTTCTCTCATAAAAACCTCCATTGCTCATGTCTATTTCCAATGAGTTCAAAACTCTTTATATGCTATATAGGGTATATACACGTACTATTGCGTATCCCTTATTTACTCATTTTCATTTAATAAAGTAATAAGCAATATAAGCAATAGTATATCTGTAATCCTTGTAAATGCTGAACTTTCATTATTGCTATTGCTATTTCTATTGCTCATTTCTTGGCAACGAAAATGCCTATCGGCAATACCTACTTTTTTAGCAGAACGGAAGCGCCTCGTCGTCATTTACTATTTCCAATCTCACATAAGCAACCTGTGAGCCATAGTCCTTAAACGACAATTTGCCCGATTTATTTCCGTCATAACGCTTCCAACCTTCGAGCTTTGCCATAATAGCATTAATTTCATAGCTATCCTGCTTTCTGATATTCGCTGGCTCTCTGCCAAAGCACTCAGCCCAAATTTCCAAGTTGCAGACCTTCTCCCTTTGCACAACACCAGCTCTATTTTGCGTAGTAAACTCATCGCCAGATAAGTACATGCGCTTTTCAGATAATGATAACTTCGACCAGTCTTCTGGCAGGAGCTTCTCCAGATATGCACGCACTAAGCCCTCTCTATCATCATTCTCCAACGCCTCCTGCTGCTTCTCTGCTGCCGCCTCTGCATCATCGCCCTTAAGGATTAACTCCTCACCGGCATTGTATAAAACCATAGCCTCTGCCCATAACTGTTCAATAAGTGCTTTATCCATATTCCAAGGGTGCTTCTCACATTCTCCGGTTACCTGCACTGGCCAGAAACGTCTGTTGCCGGTTACGTCACGAAGGAAGTGCTGACTGTTTGAAGTGCCACAAATAATACACTGACGAGGATGACTCTCCACCACAGTTCCATAAGCCACACGAAACTTATCATCCTGACGAGATGCAAAACTCTTTACGGTCTCAACCTCCACCTTCTTGATACCATTCATCTCGCCAATCTCCATAATCCAGAACGCCTGCAGCTTCTCAGCGCCGGTCTTATCTCTCATATCTGAAATGGTGAGAGAATCAGAAAACCAACTGCCACCCATCTTTGCAAAGAACATACTCTTTCCAATTCCCTGCGGGCCAGAAAGCACCAAAACGGTATCAAACTTAATTCCCGGTTCATACACACGAGCAACTGCTGCCACTAATGTCTTTCTGGTAACAGCTCTTACGTAGGAGCAATCCTCTGCACCTAAATAATCGATAAGTAGCGTCTCCAGGCGCTTCTTGCCATCCCACGCAGGCAATCCCTCCAGATATTCCTTTATAGGATGGAAGGAACGCTCGGCTGTTACTGTAAGAAGTGCATTCTTTAACTTGGAAGGACTAAAGATGTGATACACTCTATCCAAATAAGCAGTCAGCGAAGCAAGGTCTGCGTCACTCCAGCCAGCCTTTAATGGCTCCCAAGGAAGTAACTCACTGTCTCTTACCGAAATGCCGCAGGAGTGCTCGTTATAACAAATCTCCTGCAGGCGCTGGTCATGGCGCAAAATCGTAACGAAATTAGTAAGCGATTCGCTGATACCACCATTCTTATCAAGCTCCAGCTTTGCCTGCCAATTACTGTCATTTCCATCACTAAAGTCATCTGCCGCCTGAAGCTCTCGCTCTTTTGCAAGCTGCAACTTTACCTTTTCATCTTTAATAGCAAGCTCCACCATTGCCTTGTAAGAAGGTAACTTGGTAGGTGCTGTATCAAGTTTTGCTTTATCATCAAGAGCGCCAAACTTATGCACTCTTACTACATCAAAAGAATTCATAAGCTGCCCACAGGCAGGATCCGTTGCATGATGTGAGTACGCAAACTTATCATCATATATTACAACACCCGCACTACTATCTGCTGGAATATAATCGTATCTACCCTCCATAGCAGAAGGCTTATAAATATCTGGAATAAAAGTATCGATTGCTTCCTGAATAGAATATGCTCTACAAAAAGCACCCACCATTCCTTCCTTTTCCAGTGGATTCGCCTGCTTTGCGATGGTACGCTTTACAATCTCAGACTAACGTGAGCTCATTGGCCACTCGCTGGTATCGCGCCAGTCCTTATAACGAGCAAGGATAACATCCGGATTAAGCATAGGACCATCCTGTGACTCAAATAAGAACTCACCGTCTGATGAAGTGGAAGGCCAATACATAAGTCTGGCTGCTTCATGGCAGGTATCGTCTACCATCTCCATACCGATATCCTTTGCAACCATTCTTGAAATTGGTGCATACTCCTCTGCAGATACTTCTCTGGAAAGAGGAATGATAAGTCTGACACGAGGTGCATCCGGTGTATGCTTATGAGTGCTATACATTAAGCATTTGAAATCAAAAAGCATAGTGACTGCATCCCACACACCAACTACCGCATGGTCCAAATCTAAAGTAAGCAGTGAGCGACCTTCTACGAAGCCATTCTTACGCTTACCACCTTTAAGAGCACCACCGACAAAACCGCCGACGTCTTTGGCATTATCCTGCGCAGGCTTACTCATCTTTCGATATTCAGATACCGTTTCAGTGGTACGAATCGTCTGGGAACACTTAGCCTTAAAATCCTCCCAGCTCATATCTTTATTCTTCCACTTCTTGTCCATTCGACTATTTCCGACTGCGATTCTCATTGGCTGCATCCTCCTTTGCAATTTTTTTCTTTAAACGATTAATTCCTACTGTGGCACCGCCGAGATCACCGGCTCTCATCTGTCCGATGATCGTGCGATATGTCTGCTGTGGAATGCGGGCCTTAATTGCATTTAACTCTTTAATTGCTTCATTCATAATTTAATCCTCCCTTATGCAGCATGACTTCTTTCAATAACTGGAAGTAAGTTCTTTTGATTCTTAAGAACATCATATAAAAATAAACGTCCTTTTTGTGTCCAATAGGTATGCATAACACTTCTCTCCGCATCTATAGCATGTGTTCGTGACTGTGTGTAACCATTATTCTGATACTTGCTATAAAGCAGCCAAGTATTTCCCTGCTTAAACTGAATGCCTAAATCATGAAGCATTGCATTGAATGCTCTACCTGACATTCCATAATCCTTTGCAATCTGCGAAATAGGAACCATACTCTTATTCTGTAAAATCATGTCATAATAGCATGCCTTCGGCTTCATTTCATTAATAATCTGTTCCTTCTGAGCAATCTTTAACTGAAGATTTGCAGTACGTTCTCTTTCCTGCTTTAATTGCTGTAATGCATTAATAAACAAATCTGGATTATTTAACAACTCATCAGCCGCATATAGTCCATGCTTTCTAATAGATGGTAATACCTCATCAAATATCCAACTTTCAAAACGCTCTGCTCCCGGAAGTTTACTATGAGTGATTAATCTATAAACATCGCCTTCTGAAATAAAGTTAATCTCCTGAATCTTTCCACTAATAGGGGTACCCTGTTTTAGGGTAGCCCTACAATGCGTTGCTACCGCATTATTTGGTTTTGCATATCCAAGTGCTGAAGCAACATCGCTTCCGTAAAAATATGGTTTACCATTTACCTCAATTGTTCTTATTGAGCCAAACTCACTGTTATCAAAAATCTGCAATTCTGTATTCATGGTTAATTCCTCCTTAATCTTTCTGATAAAACTCACACTCATAACCTGCTGCGTTAAGTATTAGTCCCGGCGTCCACTCCGGCGCTTTCAACATAATCTGACAAGCATCTTCTAAAGATGCATCAATCGGTGCCTCTATTACTGCTTCATCATGTACATGCATTACAATCTTGTACCCGGCAGCAAGTAGTCTACTCATTGCTTCTGCCAAAATATCTCTGCTCATCGCTTGAATAATGTTTTCCACGAACTTTGGGCCATACGAGTTGATATCTCCCCATTTCTTTGAAGCATCCACTCCCATATAAGAAATTTCGTCTCTATCATATTCATTGCGATAAATCTTCGGTTTCACATAAGCCAGACGTCTACCACTCGGCAAATGGATAAACAAGATGCCCTTTTCAAATGTGAATCGCAAGCACTTATATTCCTGCCGCTGTCTATCTCTTACTGTCTTGACGACGCACTTATGAACATCCCACCACAGTTTTACAATGTTGGGATTTGACTGACGCCAAGAATCTACGATAGGTTTTAATTCATCCTCTGTAAGTCCCATATCAATGGCACCCATTGACTTCATAGCGCCTTCGCCACCGCCATACCCCAGCGCAAGCTCTGCAATCTTACCTTTTTGTCTAAGTTCTGCATTTACTCCATGCTTTTCAACTGGAACGCCAAACATCTGTGATGCAGATGCACAATAAATATCACCATTATTCTTAAATACTTCCTGTCGCCAACTCTCCCCAGCAATCCAAGCAATCACTCTGGCTTCGATTGCACTAAAGTCCGCAACCATAAACTTGCAACCACTTCTTGGTACAAATGCTGTTCGTATAAGTTGTGACAGCGTATCCGGAATCGAATCGTACAAAAGCTCTACCGCCTCAAAGCAACCGGACTTTACAAGATCTCTGGCAACCTTCAAATCAGGGATATGATTTTGTGGAAGATTCTGCACCTGAATAAGTCGGCCAGCCCAACGCCCTGTTCTGTTCGCACCATAAAACTGCAATAACCCATGTGCTCTCCCATCACTGCAGCGGCAAGTCTGCATCGCAACATACTTCTTTACTGACGACTTCGATAAAAGCTGTCTAAGCTCCAGTACCTCTTTTACATCACCAGACACATGATCCATAACCGCTGCCACTTCTGCTTTGGCAAGACTGTCCATCTGAACACCTTTTGCGTTAATCCACTCTTTAAGCTGTATTGGTGAGTTGGGATTTTCAAGACCGGTAAGCTGCTGCGCTCTCTTTAAATATTTATCTCTGGATTCTTCATCACATTTGATGGCCTGTGACACAAGCTCCATATCAAGCTCGATTCCTAAATCGTTAATGCGCTGATCCTCTGCATATTGCTTCCAAAGGAAATCTGGAACAGGAAATAAATTCACACGTTCCAGTATTTCCATTTCGGTTTCAACATCCCGCTTGTTATATGCCACGAACTGCTGCCACTTTTCCGGATCATGCTGCGGAAGATTTCTTGTTCTCCCACCATTGGATTTTGTTGCTTTACATGGCACTGAAAAATATTTAATCAAGTCTTTTCCTGATTCCAGCTTCTTCTTTTCCACTCCAAGCACTGCACCTACTTGTGCTAATGATCCCGGCAACCCTAAATATAAAGAAGCCACCATTGTACAGCGCCAGCTATCCGGATCCAGGTATTCACCCAGATATGCACCGAGGCACACACGTTCAAACTGTGCATTAAATGCAAACTTCAAAACATCCGGACTCTTAAGTGCCTTTATAATCTCCTCCGGTAATTTTTCCCCTCTTGCAAGATCAATCACCTTCACTTCTCCACCATCTACCGCAAAGCCAAAAAGCAGAACTTCAAAGCCGGATAATTTATCTACGTATTTATAGACACCCGACTTTAAAAGATCTGCTTTGCTGTATGTTTCAATATCAATATTTAATCTCTTCATTTTTCTATCACCTTTCTTAATTCGTAAGTGGTTAATCGGAATCATCTGGAAGGCTATATACCTTCCAGGCTTCCTTTGCTTCCTAATTAGAAGCTGTTAATTTAAAAACTCGTCATCATCAGCGGCACCAAAGTCATCTGCTGCAGTTACTCTTCCGCCGCCTAAGCTCTCACCATCTCTGACTTTCTGGATGTTACCAAGTCCGCAAGCGATACCTTTATTTCCATTTGTATTAAACGCATAGAAATTAACAGATACCTTCGCATAGCAGCCGCTATAGACTTCTGTCTCATCTGTGATAGGCATTCTATCCAGACCAACAATCTAAGGATCTGTCTTTGAGTTGCAGTTAATGAAGTAAGCATCTGCATATGCCTCATCATCTTTCTCAACATCACCATCTCTTAATGGCAGCTTCAAAGCTCCCTTGTTCGGCTTCTTACCACCAAACTTTGAAATACCATCTGTGATCGCCTAGTCTATAGCCTTATTAATAAGAGAAATGGTTTCTGTATCACTCTTTAGAATGATAAGTGAAACACTGTACTTCTCATCGGATCCATTGATACTCTTTGGATGCCATACGTTTGCGTATGAAAGTCTTACCTCATTTGTTACTACTCTGTTACCATTCATAATCTTAGCCATAATTCTAATCCTCCTGAAATTCATCATTTACTGTGTTTACTGATACTTCTGGTCTTTTATCGCTCACCGGAACGAGCGTTAATTTGCCTGCTGGCTTTATGACATATGGTCCCAAAATCTCAGCGAAGGTATCTTTACCCATGAGCTTCTCAAAAGCAATCAGAGTAATAAGCGATTTGTTATAAATATCTGTATAACCAGCTTCCTTTGCTGCAGCTTCTACCTTTGCTTCATCTGAGAACTTTCTTACTGAACGGCCCTCAACTAGCTTATAACCATTCCAATGCTTACCATTCTCGATAGCCTCATCCTGTGCATAAGCCATAACATCATTGGTCCACTTACTAAGCTCATCTGCTTTTTCCATTACCTCTGCAACTTCCTCATCAGATAATAGTGCTGATGGCTGGAATTCCATTCTTGCAAGTTCCAAGAAGCTCTCTGCTCTAGCACGACAAGTATTTCTCGCTTTACAAAATCTACACCAGGAACCGGAAACAAACTCTCCCTCGCCCTTAGCTGCAAGCTCTGCCTTTGGCTTTAATACATCCTCTGCCCACTGATAAAGCTCTGCTGCGGTAATGCTCCAAGTACTAATATTTGATATTCTTGGCTGGAAAATCGTCATCGTTACCTGCTCAATGTCATACAAACAATCAAAAAGATTTAACGCACCAAGCGCATAAAGCATCATTTGCGGATTGTGGTCTGCATACACTGCCACGCCCCTTCCGTACTTGAAATCCACAACATTTAATTCCTTATCCGCTACCAAAAGGAAATCTCCCGTACCAAAACCGTCTGGCACATAGCAAGAGAAATCTAAATGCTGTTCAATCAGTGTCACCGAATCCTTACAATGCTGCTTTGCCTGTCCGACCAAATCCATGATGAAGTCACGATAATCATCAGTGAACTCCTCCATCTCATCTGTCCAGTAATCACTGGTTGGTCTTCTTCCAGCTCTCAGCTTTAATGCCTTACGAACTTTCCATTCACAGAGAGCGTGTGCCGCTGTACCCTCAGCAGCAAAGGTTGTTGTCTCATCCTCCATACCGGCTGTAAGCTGGGCAGATGGAGTACAATTCATCCATCTGTCCGCAGCCGATGCACCGAGGACCGAATGTACCTCTGGCGGCATTAAGCACTCACCTCCAGTCCAAGCGATGCGATAATGGCTCTGTCAACTCTTGCCATATCAGCCTCCGTAAGATAATCGATAACTGAAATCACATCGCCTTTGTCAATGGTTGCAAGCTGTTCAGTCTGAACTACGGATACTTTCTTAAGTCCGCCGTACCACTGAAGAACCACATGTGTTGGAAGCTCCAATCTCTTAAGCTGAGATGTGATATAGGCAATGATCAAATTGTCTGAATGTTCATTTCCAGCATCATTCTGAATCACTACCGCCGGATGATTACCAGCTACTACATGTCCATGTGGTGTCTGCATCGAATTCTCTACAAACACAATGTCGCCTCTATTAAAATCACTCATATCCATACCTCCTACTTAAGCTGCGCAGCTTCTTCCATCAAAGCCGCATAATCATCAGGGTTAACCGCCGAGAGCTTGTTCGCTCCGTACTTTTCCAGCAGTTCCTTCACTTTAGAAGTAAGTCCGGCCTGGCTCTTTTCAGCCATAACTGCACGTACCTGCTCAATCGTGATACTTTTTTCTACTGACTTCGTATTCTTTGCAGACGGCTTTTCCTCTGTCTTATTTTCCTTACTTCCAGGAGCTTCTTCCGAATCTACCTTCATAGCCTGTCCTGCTGGAACTCCTACTGTCTTATCCGCTACTGCAAGAAGCACAACTGCTAAATTCTGATATGCTTTTGCTACATTATTAATTGCTTCAATCGGTGTCATATGTCGCTACCTCCTTAATGTCCTCTATTGAAATGAGCTAAGAGTCTAGCTCTCCAGTCATTTCCATCATTCTCAGTTACTGCTGGTTTGTCCGATTCCTTTTTCTCAGGCTCCTTCGCACAGCTCTTATTACACTTTCCTGCGTATGGGCAGATATGTTTTCCTCCATCCGGATTTACGGTTTCTTCAATAATCTGCTTATATCCCACGCCGATGCGATCATTAATAATCAGCGCATCGTAGTTGATTCCTTCCATATCAGAGTTATAAAACTTAATTGGAATATGCAGCTTACGCGCTTCCTGGATTTCCTCAATCATGCCTTCGGTTACTTCATCAGCAAAGACATACATTTCCTTGCATTCCGCAAGAAGTGCTTTCCCCCAACGCATTCCTTTATATCTGTCATACTTTTCATCCAGAAACTGTGTGAAATATAAATGTGGTGCAATTGGAATTCCTTCATATGAGAAATAGCTGCAATAGCGTTTCACATTTTCAATGTTCTTTTTGACGTCTCCTCTGTACGGAGAACAAATAAAAATCTTGTCCATAAAATTTTCTTTCCTTTCTAGAACAGCTATGGTATACTGTTCTCAGTTGATTTTGGAATGTGTATCTTCCGTTAGCTTTCTAGGGCAAGTGGTTGATTCCATTCCATTTTCTTTCACTATCACTTTCCACTTGTTTGTTTTGAAGTTGTTCTTCTTAAACGTTTGGTAAGTTCGTGATTAAAAAAAATTGCATCGAACTCTGCGAACGATAAGTTTAGCTCATCAACCAGAGTTAACATCTCTGCCGCTTTGAACTTATTCTCTTCGCTACATTCTTTATGGCACATTGCTTTCTCTGTAATTCCGAGAGCATTAGCCAAGTCCTTCTGACGAAGGTTACACTCAACGCGCTTTGCCTTAAGCATGCGAACATTCATCTTGCTTCCTCCTTTCGGTAAGTTTACACAAATTATATTAAACAAACGGTAAGTTGTCAACACCGAATTTACCATTCATTTTTCCATTTATTCTGCTTTTTCCTTTATTTACAGGCTTTTCAGGCATCTAATTACTTTCCGATTATTTTTCCTATTGACACTTTTGGTAAGTTCTGTTATACTTTCGGTAAATGAATAAGCAATCCTCATTAACAAATGAAGATTAAATAATGAAAACTACAAAAGAGAATGCAAGAGTATTTGCGTGATTGCTGTAGTGCAGGACTAGATAGAGCCAGTCATTAATGCAACAACCAGTTGGTGCTGAATTAAAATCATCGGGACAGTATATAATAGAAAGAAGCGCTTGGTATGATGGCCACACCACATGCGATATAAAGCCAAACAGAAAATCCCCATCAAAAAGAAAGTAAGCCATACACTGCAAAATGCAAAAGACGCAGAGCTGAAAGAGCCATGCAAAGCATATGCAAATCCATATTTAGAAAGAGGTAAATACGATGAATGAGAATAACTTAGGAGGTAGGATTGCTGATTTATTGAAAAAAAGCGGATTGACACAGAGAGAGCTTGCTGACAAAGTTGGTGTCACAGAAGTTTCCATGTCACGATATATCAGTGGAGACCGAACTCCTAAGGGACCGGTCATTGCTAATATCGCTAATGCGCTACACACTACTTCTGATTACTTATTAGGGACAGAAGAAAAAAGTGATTTCGATAGTGAATACTACCAGATTCATAGACTAATCGCCCGTAACGCGCAATACATGACAAGGAAACAGAAGACGGAGTTGGTAAATGCCCTTTTCGAGTCAGATGACCAGAAAGGATGATTTATTTTGTTTTTACCCGCGACTAGATACAACCAGATAAAGCACGAAGTCCTTTTTATGTATGAGGAGTGTGAGGTTGTGTCCTACCCTATTGACTGTTATGAGATCGCTAGGAAACTATGCTACATTTTGGTTCCTTACTCTTCTCTGACAGATCATCAACTTCGAAGTGCTATGGAGTTTAGCTCCGATGGCTTTTCTGTACTAAGGAAGATAACAGAAACCGGAATGTATCGCTGGTTTATCTTCTACAATGATTTCAACAATAAGCAAAGACAGCGATGGACTATCTTCCACGAAATTGGTCATATATATCTTGGCCACTTTGAGTGCGATGATCTTACCGAAGAAGAAATGGAAGCAGAAGCTAACTTTTTGCAAAGTATAGCATCGCTCCTCCTCCACTCGTCAACATCGCTAAATGCGAATGCCCCTAGGACGTTGCAGTTGTTTTTGATGTATCAGATGAGGCCTCAATGTACCTCTACTCCTACTATCAGAAATGGAGGCAATACGGTCCAAGAGAATATGAACCATTTGAGCTACAAATGATTGAAATGTTCCAGGCAGCATAATTAAAAGAGGACCAGTGACTTACTTTTCCACACAAGTTTGCACTGTGTCCTTTTCCTCTCTTTAGAGCCTTGTGGATAACTTCGTGGATAAAATACTATATATTGTGTATAAAATCTACTTTTAGCCACTTGAAACGCTATATGTAGTAGTGTATAATATTTTTATAGAAAAATACATTTGAGAAAGGTGGTGAAAATTTTGATCCAGGATATATACAATACGATTATTCCGAATATTACTATTCCTCACATAGATGGATTGGAAGAAACCCTAGCTGTTAGTAATATGATTAGCCAATCTGTAAACGTTGCAGGAATGTCAGCCGCACTCTCTGCAGTTAGCTCAGTTGCCGCTTCTATTCATACAGAACCTCTAGAAGGTGCAATAACTGCCTGCAATATGGTATCTTCTACGATTAACAACTCAGTCGTAGAATCTGCTACCTCCGCGGCTACAGTGCTCTCTGACATTTATGATTCACCTGCAATACAAGCTGCATCTGAAGCTGCACAGGTTGTTTCAGAAAATGTATCCACGATATTCTTAAAAGAGTCTTTAGAAGCAACCGAAGCAGTGATTGCAAATGATGTTTCTCCAGTTGCCAGTACAGTACTTCATATTGCAGAGATATTTGCTGGAATCGGTGGACTTACACAGCTTATCAGTGAATCCATCACTTCCCGTATGCAAAAGCTATACGAACATATGCATGAGTTTATTCATGCCATGGCAGAACGCTTTAGACAGTTTATGGAAGATTTCATCTCCTATTACACTGAGACGAAACTACTCCCTGCCGCAATAACCTATGATCCAGTACTCACAATAAATTGTACCGGACCACCAACTAGAATTTCCAAATTCAGTACTTATTCTTATAGAATTAGAAAAATATACTTACGGCACTCTCGTGAGCGTGGCACCTCCGATGATGCAGATTATACTTTAACTTTTTGTAACTTAGTAAATTCTGCAACATGTTAGGAGGTTATCATGACCGATTTAGAATCAAACCATCTGCCGGATTCCATTGAAGACGTTATGGGAGAATACGTGGAATCCCCGGCATACAATAAGCGCATGGAGGAAGTCAACAAATTGTACTTTGACTTTCGAAGAACGCTTCTCCCAACCAAGCAGCCACTTTTCGATCAGCTTTTTATGAAAATGCAAGCCATCGATGATGACTTTGCTATGGAAGCTTTCAAGAAGGGTGTCGCCTATGGTAAGTCAGAGTTTTATGAAAAATAGAATATTGCTTTTAAGAAAAACAAGAGTCTGACTGGTAATCAATTACCAGCCAGGCTCTTTTGCTTAGTGCCAATAATCATATAGAGAACGATATCCTCGTTGCTGAGGAATATTTTGTACCATCTTCTTCAACCTTGGTACACTCTCTTCTGCAGCTTCTTTAGTAGGAAATAATCGTTTCTTGCTAACCTGTATCCCGCCACCATTATCAAATCTGATAACAATCAAATTTCCAGCACTCACTTTTACAACAGTACACTGACGTACTATTCTATTATTGTCCACAATATAGGCTTTATCGCCTGCTTTAAATGCTGCCATAAACGCCTCCAAATCTACAAAGAAAAACCAGCTCAAAAGGGAATCAAAGCCGGTTTCTTTAACAAGCTATTCTGATACTACTTTATTTCTTAAGGCTATGCCCTCCAAAACTCCATGCAGATACGCTTCTGAAAGAAGCATGCTGCTAGTATTTGTTGCGGCATCCAGGAACGAATGAAGCGCATTTATTCTATCATTAAGTAAACTTTCTAAGTAAGCCAGTCCCCTTCTCTCCTGCTGTTTTGCTGAGACATATTCTTCCGACTGAATATAATCTCTTAAGGAATCATCAAATCCATCCTTTATACATTCTTCAAGTTCCATTGTCATTCACACCTCCAATACCGGGATAAATATTGATCGGCCTGTTTAACAAAATAAGAATAACTCCAGGTAGCGAACCTGTGATTATTATATCGAACATCTGTTCTATTTTCAATTTGATTTTATTCATTTTAAAGCTCGACCAGTTTCCAACCTCGTACTCCTCCGGATGTATCAAGTCTGTATTTTTTTGAGCATTCCGGACACTGTAGCCACACATCGTGATCCCTAAAGCCAGGAATATTATCATGTTCCTCTATGACTCTTCCCTTTCCACAAGGGCATAGATACTCGTATCTCTCCGTATCTCCCTCTCCAGCTCCATAGCCTGGATGATTTTCTTGATTTGAGTATGTTAACTTAGTTCTCATGCTAAACCTCCTCTCTGATAGCTACCTTAGGAATTAATCCATATTCTTTATATGCTCCAAATCCTAAAATCAATGAGGCGGCTCCAAAAAGTATGGCCTTTACTTCATGTGGATGCTGTGCATAAATATCACGTGCTGCTTGTTCTATAAAACCTGATGCCTGCACAGGCATTTCCTCTTTTACCATTATATTTTCTTCCATATAATCACCTGATCCTTTCTTTTTCAGTGGGCCCTGCTGTGATTATAGGTTATCATATAATGATTTAAATTTCCTAGGAACGAAAATCCGGAATTCTGCTATTTATGTATCTGGTTTAAAACTTTTCTCATATTCCTAATTCTATTATTCGATAATTCCTTTTTATGCCATGCTCCAAACATATCATAATCTTTAAAAAAAGATGCCCAATCTTCCATCGTAGTCTCCTTAGCAAATTGCTCACGTAGCGTATTGCCATTTGCTAATTTGATACCATTATTGAGCTGGGCCATAATCACAAGCAATTCTGCATAACACCTCTGATCAACTTCGAAATCATCTGACCATTTCAGATCCTCCGGCACAAGTATATCGATCATTTTTTGTCACGGCTTAATCATTCTGCTATCAATTCCAACTTCACATCCCAGAAAAGACTGTATTGTCATTCTCGCACACAGAATGGAGAAAAAATTCTTATCTATCTCTTTTACTTTTAATTGCTCCATTTTCTTAGGGCGTGTTGAATATCCATATGATGTCATTTTAACCAGATTAAAATACAAGCCAAATGTACAAAACCAAGGAAGCGTTTTGCTAATTTATCATAACGTGTGGCAATTCGTCGGTAGTTTTTGATTTTCTGGAAAAAAC